ATGACTTTAATCAAGAAAGCAACAGAGTTGCAGGTAGCCAAGACCGTAAAGATGATGATTTACGGACAGGCTGGTATGGGTAAAACGACATTGGCACTATCAATGCCGAAGCCCCTTCTGCTTGACTTCGACAACGGAGTGAAGCGTGTGAACATCGGTCAGTTGGATGGCGTGGACGTGGTGCCCGTAACGAATTGGCAAGACATTCAGAGCTTGCTCACGATGGATTTGAGTGCCTACGACACTATCGTGGTTGACACAATAGGTAAGATGATGGATTTCATCATAGCCTACAGATGCGGTTCTCGCAACCCACGTATCCAAGATTGGAGCGCTATCAACAACGATTTCAAGCAGTTCATTCAGTCGGTGAATATGCTGAAGAAGAATGTAGTCTTCGTAGCTCACAGAGACGTACAGACAGACGGAGATAACCGAGTGTTCGTTCCGGCCCTCAGAGCAAAGAACTACAACGCTATCGTAACGGAACTTGATCTGCTCGGATATGTTCAGATGCGTAACGAGAACGGTATGCAGAAGCGAACAATCACCTTTGACCCGACAGAGTATTCTGACGGAAAGAACACGTGCAATATGCCGGGCGTTATGATTATCCCCACTATCAACGACCAAAACGGCAACGTGATTGCCAAGAACGATTTCTTGACTGCGCAAGTCTTAGGTCGCTACGGCAAGATGATTGAGCAGAAAGAACACGCTGCCAAGGAGTATGCAGACATCCTCAACGAGATCAGCACGGGAGTGGAGCAGATTACGGATGCTCAGAGTGCTAACTACTTCCTTTCCCATATAGGAGAGTATAAGCAGCATGGTAGCTCAGTTATCATCAAAGCAAGGGATATGTTCGCCAAGAAGGTGAACAGCTTGAAGCTCGTCTACGACAAGTCTACCAAGCAGTATTCTGACCCTAAAGGTGCGTAAGTATGGCAAAGGTTGCATATAAGTTCTACGCAACCCTACTCGATAGCTTCTACGACTATCTGAATAGTGATGCTATCTACGAGGAATACTACGGGTACGTTGAGAACCCAAAGGTTTCCATAGATGAGTTTCACGAGAAGCAATATCAGAGTTTGTTAGACCGCATCAACCGAGTACCTTTCAAGAGTGAAGCAGCCGATAAAGGCACGGCTTTCAACGAGGTGATTGATTGCATGGTTCTGCATCAAAACTCCGACAAGATGAAGATAGTTCGTTGGAAAGACAAGGGGAGCACGGTAGGAGTAAAAGCCACGTATGATGGCTTTGACTTCTACTTCCCCCTCCCTCTCATTCAAGAAGTGGCATCGTGGTACAAAGGAGGCTTACCGCAGCAATACATACAAGCAGTCTTGCCTACGACTTTCGGAAACGTCATGTTGTATGGTTACATTGATTACGTTATGCCATTCAAGACGTGTGATCTGAAGACTACAAGCAGGTATAGCTTCGGTAAGTTCAAACATCATTTCCAACATTTGGTGTACCCCTACGCACTTGAAAAGAACGGTGCCGATGTTAGGGAGTTCGAGTACAATGTGGTCCTTTGGGGCAAGTACAATTACGAGACATTCACTGAAAGCTATCTGTATAGGCCGGAAAGGGATGTGCCGTACCTCACTCAACACGTGGAGGACTTCATACGATTCCTCCAAGATAACAGAGATAAGATAACAGACAAAAAAATATTCGCATTAATATGAACGAAGTATTAGACGAGAAAAGCCTTGAACTTGTCGTCTCCAACGAGCAGTTAGGCTCTCTCACCACCAACGCAGAGAAGATTCGTGACTTAGTAAAAGCACGTATCGCTCAGTACAACGCTGACAACTATGATGCTTCTAATATCGCCCAAGCCAAGAGCGACAAGGCTTTGCTTAACAAGGCGAAGAAAGCATTAAACGACAAGCGTAAGGATTTGGAGAAGAAGTTCATGCAGCCATTCCAAGGCTTCAAAGAAGTTATGAACGAGACAGTCGGTTTGATTGATACCGCAGTCAAGGGTATTGATTCAGTCGTCAAAGCCGAGGATCAGAAAGAGAAAGACCAAAAGCGTGAGCAGATTGAGCACATCGCTGAGGAAGCCGGACTTGAAAAGGTTGGTGTTAAGCTATCACTCATCTTTGATGAGAAATGGCTTAACAAGACCGTTTCACTGAAGAAGGTAAAGGAAGACATCGAAGCAAAGGTTGCTGAGATTACCAACAATCTGAATACGCTCAAATCGTTCAGTGAGGATTTCGATACCCTTGCTACACGCTATCGTGAGAACCTTGACTTCAATGCTACTATAGCGTTTGCCAACGAGCTGAAAGCACAAAGAGAAACTAAGAAACCTCAGCCGGAAGCTGAGCAGGAAAAGAGCAATGAACAACCCTCCAATCCTAAAGAGGAGCAGAAGCCACACGTGGTAGACGATGCGATAGATGCTTTTGCCGATGCTTTAGGGCAAGGTATAGAGATTGAGAACGAGCCTTTCAGAGCTACGAGAATGGTCGAGATTACTTCTACGGAAGACGATTTCGCCAAGGTCGTTAGCTTCATGGAAGACAATGGTATCACCTTTGAAATTAAATAGCTATGCCAAATCAGATTACGGGTACTATTTTAGAGATAGGTTCGCCTGTCAATGTTCCCACCAAAAGTGGAAACCCATTCACAAAACGGGTGTTGGTATTGGATGCTTCGACATTCGATCAGTTCACGGGAGAGAAAAGAGAAAACTACCCCTCTTTCACCTTCATGCAGAAACGAGTGGAGGAACTGAACAACTTCCAAGTAGGTCAGCGAGTAACGGTGTCATTCTTCATCAGTGGTAGAAAATGGGTAGACGAGAAGAATGGTGGAGAAGTCAAGTGGTTCAACGATGTTGTCGGTTACAAGATAGAGCCGTTTCAGCAGTATCAGAACTATAGCGCTCCGGCACCTCAGCCTCAGCAGGCCACGCAAGCCCCACCACCACCCATGCCACCGCAGCAGACAAAGAATGATGATGATCTGCCATTCTAAAGAAGTAGGCTATGGAAGAAAAGCTGACACAGAAAAAGGTAATCCTCGAGCACCTCCAAAGGTTCGGTTTCATAGAGCCGTTGACTGCACTCAGAGAATACGGGTGTTACCGACTGGGTGCGAGGATAGCCGACCTCAGAAGTGAGGGCTATCACATCATCACAGAGAACCAAACGGCATATAGCAAGATAACGGGTAAGCCCGTCAGATATGCCAAATACAAACTGATAGTATGATATTCAATCTCAATTCAGAATTTGAAAAGCAGAAGTTCAAGGAGTACTGCAATGAGCAATACAAGAAAGGCGGTATTGTTGAAGTGAAACGCAAGCATCGCCAACGCTCTACCTCGCAAAACTCCTATCTTCACCTATTGTTGGGTTACTTCGCTTCGGAGTTCGGATATAGCTTAGAGGAGGTCAAATACGACATCTTCAAGAAGAAGGTCAATCCCGATATTTTCAAAGTCGAGAGAACGAATAAAAGAGGTCAGAAAGTAATAGCACTGCGCAGTACGAGAGACCTTGACACGCTTGAAATGACAACAGCCATAGAGAGGTTCAGAAACTGGTCCTCAGCAACGTGCGGATTATATTTGCCAAGTCCAAATGAGCAAGAGGCTCTGATATATGCGCAGCAGCAAATGGAACAATACGAACAATATTTATAACTTCAAAAGTTTAAGACAATGATTTCAAATTTGAAAGATTACGAGCCGAAAGAGGTTCAGTATGTCCTCAGTGACAACGTTAAAGACGTATTCCCGATGGAGTTGGATTTCACCAACATCACCTACAAGGGAAAGAAGATTAAGACTGCCAAGGATGCTATGGGATTCGTCAGCAAGGAGTTCAACGCCACCTATCCCAATGGTGAGACAGTTGAGCGCAAACTTGACGACTTCGAGGTGAGCAATATCCGTGAGGAGTATTGCGTAAAATGTGAGAACGACCTCCCTCTCAAAGAGCAGGAGTTGGAGGAGACGTTGGAGCGTATCAAGGCATTGAAGAAACACGCTGAGGAAGCTCTTGCAGCCGTTCGCATGGAGATCGCCAAGTATGCTGCCCAAGTCAAGCAAGGCACTACGGAGATTCGTCTGCGTACCAACGAGACGTTCTGCATCGCACTGGCCGGATACTACGTCTACTACACGTATGACCGTAACAAGCAGAAGTTCGTCCTTGCCAAAGGCTTTGAGGTGAGTGACCGTTCTGAATTATGGTCCCAAGAGGAAACCAACCGCAAGACCATGCACGATTACTTCAACCTTGATTTCCCCGAAGCAGAGAAGCCTACGGAGGATAACAAGGATGAAGAAGGAGAAAAGAGCGATGCCGACAATCTGCCATTCGCAGACGAGGAAGACGCTGAGTAACTTAACTGAGGGTGGGAGCCATTTCCCACCCTCCATTAATCAAGAGCAATGAAATACGAATTAAGACCCTATCAGAAAGCAGCAGCAGAAGCGGCTATCAATGCTTTCAAGGGTAAGAGCAGTAAGAATGGATTACTCATCTTACCTACTGGAGCCGGAAAGAGCCTTGTCATAGCTGAGATAGCTTTCAGACTTAACGAGCCTATTTTGGTGTTCTGTCCGAGTAAGGAGATAGTCGTTCAGAACTACGAGAAGATGTGTTCGTATGGCGTTTGGGATTATGGTGTCTATTCTGCATCGGTAGGCATGAAGAATATCAATAAGATTACCTTTGCCACCATAGGCAGTGTCATGAACCACTTGAAGGATTTCGATGGGTTTCAATACATCATGGTTGACGAGGCCCACGGAGTGAACGCCAAAGGAGGTATGTACGAGCAGTTCATCCACGCAAGAAAAGACAGACAAGTGATTGGACTGACTGCAACGCCATATCGGTTAGGCAAAGGGTTTGAAGGTACGTCAATGCTGAAATTCCTCACTCGCACACGACCAAGGATTTTCGAGAAGGTATTGTACTACTGCCAGATCAGCGAGCTATTGAACAAAGGCTACCTTGCTGACTTGCAGTATTTCGACCTCACCACAATAGACTTGAAACGGGTGAGAAGTAATTCTACGGGTGCCGACTTCGATGAGAAATCACTGAAAGCAGAATATGATAGAAGCGGGTTCTACGACAAACTGACTATCACCACCCTCAGAGTTTTGAAGCCGAAAAGTGGCAAACCAAGAAATGGTGTTCTTGTCTTCACAAGGTTCACAAAGGAAGCTGATGAGTTAGTCGAGAAGCTAAAATCAAAAGGTATCAAGGCTGCTATTGTCACGGGAGAAACGCCTAAAGGGGAGCGAGACCAAGTGTTAAATGACTTCAAAGCCAAGAAGATACAAGTCGTTGCTAATGTGGGAGTCTTGACGACTGGCTTTGACTTCCCTGCTTTAGACACAGTGATATTGGCACGTCCTACGAAAAGCCTTGCTTTGTTCTATCAGATGGTTGGTCGTGCCATTCGACCCTTCAAAGGTAAGGATGGTTGGGTTATAGATTTAGGAGGTAGCTATAAGATGTTCGGTAAGGTAAGTGATTTGAAGATCGGTTTGGAGAAGCCTAATTCTGAATTATGGGCTGTTTACTCCAACGGCAGACAACTGACAAATAGAAGTTTCTAATATGGAAAAGTTTAGTGTTATTCTCGCTTATTTCGAAGGAGATAAGCGAAAGGAAAGAGTAGTAAGAAAAGGGCTTACCCTCATGGGTGCCATTCGTGTACGTAACAAGATACACAAAGGCAGTGGTGCAGCAGTATTCGTAAGGAAGGAGGATGAGATATGATGCCATACTATTGGAAGCGCAAAAAGAAGAAATCGGATACACCAGCAGATACACCAACGAATACACCAAAACGGAGAAAGCGTAAGGTCAAAGGTGAGGAAACTCTTGAAGATTTGGTGAAGAAACTCGACAAGGTTTTCTCGCTCTACATCCGTTTGCGTGATGTCATGCCAAGTGGTCTGTTCAGATGTATCTCTTGCGGTCAGATAAAGCCCTATTCCCAAGAGGATTGCGGTCACTACATCAGCCGTACCAACATGATTACAAGGTTCGATGAAGATAACTGCAATGGCGAATGCCGCGCTTGTAATAGACTAAGTTCGGACCACCTAATAGGCTACAGAAAGAACCTCATCACCAAGATCGGTTTGGATAGGGTCAGCGCTTTGGAGTGGAAAAGGAATCAGATAAAGCATTGGACTAAAGACGAGCTACGTGAGAAGATTTCTTACTACACGTTGGAAGTCAAGCGATTATCAGCCGACAAGGGCATATCTGTTAAAATCTGAAATATAGTTAAATTTTAAGGTAAAGTGTTTGTTTCTCAAACATTTTTCTTACCTTTACATCAGTTTTATAAAATCACAAAAACGGGGATAGTCGGAGGTTGCAGCCCGATGATAAGCGGTAATATCCGACCACCGCTTCCCCTTTTTACTATAGGCCGGATGTTAAAGCGTTGGATATGGATCAAGACAATTATATCTGCATAAGTAAAAGGCTTCTTGATGAGAATTGGTGTTGGAAATCCAAGTATCTCAAGACGCTTATAGAGGTTGCTTTCAAAACCAAGGAGAAAGGTTATTATCTGAAATATTACATCAGAAGAAAGCCGAGAATCTACCTTGAAAGTAAGGAGCAATCAGAGCGTAGACAATCATTCAACTGGCTGCGAAATAATGGTTTCGTAAAGATTGAAAGAATGCCCGCACCTCGTAACCATGCTTATAAAGTTACCCTTACAGACTTTGCCAAGCAGTTCATAAAGATTGAGGAGGGCTGATTATGGACTTCAATAAAGGTAAAGTGTTCTTTTCAAGAAAGATACGTGAGCATTGGATATGGAAAGACCCTGCCAAGTTTCAGTGGTGGGTAGACCTTGTCATGGGTGCGAACTATAAGGACACTAAGAGCCTTGCAAGGGGAAGATTATTCATCCTCAAAAGAGGTCAATTAGAGGCTTCTACAGAAATGCTTGCCAAACGTTGGGGAACGAGCAGACCAACCGTAATTACGTTCCTAAAACTCTTAGAGAAAGACGGAATGATACAAAGGGAGACCCTTTACGGCTCAAAAGCAATCGTAACTATCTGTAACTATGATAGTTACCAATCGCAACTTGACACCTCGCTTGACACCTCGCTTTACACCTCAAATGAGGGGGTAGAACAAAAAACACTTGACACCTCAAAACACAAGGTAACTTCCTCAAAATCAAAGACTTCACAGAATGATGTTGACACCTCGCTTGACACCTCGCTTGACACCTCGCTTGACACCTCGCTTGACACAAAGAGAATAAATATAATAAATAATAATAAAGAATCTTCTTCACTACGTTCAGAAGATGAGAAATCGGGAACTGACGTTCCCTCTCCCCCCTCAAAGGCAAAGTCAAAATCTAAAAGCCTTTCAATCGCTGAGAAAAAAGAAAGGGAGCAAAAAGCGTTGGAGAAGCGTAGGCACGAGTTTGGTGTTTCTCTCATCCCCTTCATCGACAAGTACGGCAAGGAAATGATAAGAAACTTCTTCAACTATTGGTCGGAACTAAACAAATCAAAGACTAAGATGCGTTGGGAGTTGCAGCCTACATGGGAAACTTCACGCAGATTGGTTACATGGTCGAACAAAGATTATAATAGAAATTCATTCAGCAATGGAAACAATACGAGCAATAATGCAGAAATGGCAAGGGCAAAACGAGAAAAGGAAGCAGCAGACCTCGTTGCAAGTCTCCTCGCAGAAGACGATGCTGCCCGAAGAAATAAACAAAACGATACAAGCCTTTTTGGTGGAGTATAACCCAGACGTGCAAGGGGAGATCTGCACAAACTCAGATTTGTGCTTCTTCGGAGATTTCCCTACCCTCGCTAAACTGAAACGAATGGGCGAGAAAACCCCAGTTGCGTGGTTGGTCCCGCAGTTGATAAACCTAAGCGAGTTTTGCGGATGCAAGGATAAGCTATCCAATCAGCAACTCAAAGAGTGTGCGCAACTGATAACGGCAAACTTCTACTACATGAAGGTTTCGGAACTGATGCTATTCTTCTTCCGTTTCAAGTCGGGAAAGTATGGGAGATTCTACGGGAGCATAGACCCTCTCATCATCATGCAAGCCTTACGAGATTTCGCCAAGGAAAGGAACTTTGCCTACGATCAGCACGATAACGAGATTGAAGCGCAGGAGCGAGAGGAAAGCCGACAGAGACACGCTGCATACCTTGCCGATTGCAAGCGCAAAGGAATTGAGCCTTTCGGTGGCCGGCTGAAAAACATAGGCATCATCAAAAAGGAAAAGCCAAAGTACACGAAAGAGCAAATCAAGGAATATGCAGTACTACTCGCTGAGAATACTCGCAACTATTCTGAATCAACGCTTAAAGCAATGCGAGATTGGTTTGCCAAACAGTTTCACTTCACTCCACAAGGGTGGTTAGATAAAAACGCAGTATGAATCAGAGACGATATAACATGATACTCGAAATCATAGACAAGAACGAGTATCTGAAAACAAGAGAAGAAAAGCAACGCGCTTTTGTCGGTATTGCCGGAGCCTTTCAGTGGGCTGACAAGGTAGACCGAGAAGCAAGGGAACTGAGACGCAGATATGCTAACGGGAGTGCGCTGACAAAGTTAAATCATTACCGATACTGATGGTGTATATCAATCATATCTACAACGAAGATTGCATGAAGACGATGCAAAAGCTACCCGAGGACAGCGTGGATGTCGTACTGACCTCCCCACCCTACAACACCGCAAGAACTGCAAAGGGTGATAGAGCGTTACAGAATAGGGAAAACAGGTACGATGTCTTCGTGGATAAGAAAACCCCTTACGAGTATGCTCAATGGACGGTTGATGTCTTCAATGGGTTGGATAAGGTTTTGAAGAAAGACGGAGTTGTCTTGTATAACATTTCCTACGGAGCGGATAGCCCTAACTCGATGTGGATGGCTTTGATGTCGGTCCTCAGAGAAACGAGGTTTATGATTGCTGACTCTATCGTATGGAAAAAGAGATCAGCACTCCCGAACAACACGAGCCCTAACAAGCTGACGAGGATATGCGAAAACATCTTCGTATTGGTTCGCAAAAACGAATACTCCACCTACCATACAGAGAAGAAGCTATTAGGCGTAAATGCACATGGGCAGAAAAATTACGAGAGTGTTCCTAACTTCATCGAAGCCCCAAACAACGATGGAGCAAACGATTTGAATAAAGCTACATTCTCATCAGTCCTTTGCGAGCAACTGCTGAATCTCTATTCCCCAATGGGGGGGGGTAGTATATGATCCGTTCATGGGTACGGGAACAACGGCAGTAGCAGCCAAACGGATAGGTATGAAGTTCATAGGCTCGGAACTATCCAAGGCACAATGCGAATACGCTACGAGAAGATTAAGGAATACGTTAACACAGAAAAGTTTGTTTTGATATGAAAAAGACTATTTGTTTGTTCACTCGAAAGTTCGGAGGTGACGTGGTTAAGAGCGCCTACACTGACTTTCAGAAAGCATTGGATGAGTTCAACAACGCTTACCATTCCAATCAGAAGTGTGGTTTTAGCTGCATAGCGCAGACCACCATAGATGAGGATGGCAACTATACCAAGGTAGCCAAATGTCAGAAAGGCGATGAAATCATTCGGTTGAGATTGGAATCTGTTCCGCTCGATTAGCTCTAAATGTTAGTTACTGTAAGCAAAAAGTTATCCAAAGTTAAATATCTGTGTATCAGCAAATTAAATGCTATTTTGTTTGGTACTTTCGAAAAAAATGACTACCTTTGCAATGTAATTAAGAAACAAATAAAACATTAGAGCAATGAAAGACTTCAAGTACAGTTTGACTACAACGTTCAGTAACGGAGACAAGTTCAATTTGAACTACAGAACCAAGAGAGAGGTTGAATCCGCTTTCAGACGCAGTTACACGAGAGACAACAAGCAGTATGGTGCTATCTTGAAGAACATGGGTTGGTACCAGTTCAGAGAGTACACTGAGTTCGGTCACATTGATTGCGATGTCTTCATTTCTCGTAATTGGTAAAATAAGCCCTACAACGAGCCAAAAGGGTCAAACCCTTACAACTATCCACCAAAGATGTTTTAAGCGAAATTTGACCCGTTCCTTGGCTCCTACGGGCAATCCAAGAGACTAATAGTAAACTGAAGTTTCATATTAAACACTAAGAGCAATGGTTATTCCAAATTTCGGCCAACAGCCAACAGTAGAGTTGCAGCCCCAAAGAGAGGTAGCAACGGTAACAGAGGTAAAGAACGAGAAGCAGTTCTTGGACTTCGAGTCAGAGAAAGTGCAATCCATCACTCTCGATCAGTTGGAGCGTACCAACAAAGAGAATCGTGGAGACGATAGAAGTTGTCCGCACGGCATCTACCACTACGCCATGATAGAGCGTATCCTTGATATGTGCTCCAAGGCAGGATACAACGCAGAGGTCTATGATCTGTTTGCCACCAACAACCGAGACAAGCAGACCCCCGGTGTCTCGCTCTATCCCGAGTTGGAAGCTCAGTACGGAGAGCGAGCTATTGAGGCCCACACGCTGAGACGTGTCTATTGCAACATCCGTCTGACTAACTTCGATGATGAGAGCCTTACCACGAACATGGCAATTTCCTACACGCAGAAGGGAATCCAAGTAGGGTTCGGAAGCATGGTGAAGGTGTGCCACAATCAGAACATGTTAGGTCATGGTATGTTTGTTTCCGATTACTCCACCCATAACAAGTATGCCGGAGGAGACCCCTACAAGACAGACCTTAAAGGTATCTTCGAGACGGTAGGACGATGGATTACGGATGCGGACCATGTCGTTATCAACGATAGAGAGACGATTGAGAAGATGAAGCAGTCAGTCTTCACCGCTCAGCAGCTATTCATGATACTCGGAATACTGCACGCTACGAGAGTTCAGTGCGACACTCAGATTAAGGAGATACGCCCTAAAGGTATCAGCGTCTACCCCTTGAATCAGATGCAACTGAATAAGTTCACTGAGAGTCTTCTGAAGACTCAGCACGATACTGACAAGGTGACGGTATGGGATTTCTACAACGCTGCCACTGAGCTATACAAGGCTAAGACGTGCGAGCAGAACATGATTCTCGTGCAGAATTTGGCAATGGTTGATTTCATCAATCAGTATCAGTTGTACTAAAGTCTAACGGAGGTGTGGTAGAAATACCACCCTCCATAATTCGAAAGCTATGAAAGTCTATAGTAAGACAGAAGAAAAGTGGTTGGATGTGCAACCTGTCGTTGATGTCAACACCAACAAGGTGATTGGCTTCAAGAAGGAAGGAGGTAACGAGATTCTTTCTCCCGATCTGTTCTATGTCAAAGAGCCGATTGATTGGGACCACGTATTAGTCGAGTGCTCGATTGCGATTCTGAAAACTCACTTGCTTCGACAAGGTGTTGATTTGGGTAATATGCCATACTACTCTGACAAAGTAGTGGAGGCTGCAAAGATATTTGTCAATGAACTTAAAGACAAGATAAGCGAATGAAGATTTTTTTGTACGATTTAGAGACCACTGGCCTCGATCCTCTAAATTGCGCCACACATCAGTTGTCGGGCAAAATCATCATCAATGGCAAGGTGATGGAGGAGTTTGATTTCCACATTCAGCCTTTCAACGGTGCTGAGATTTCACAAGAGGCCCTTGACGTAAGTGGGGTGACACGTGAGCAGCTTGCCTCCTACCCTACCGAGGAAGAAGTATTCCCCAAGGTGTTGGCTATGTGCAGCAAGCATGTTAACCGCTATGATAGAACCGACAAGTTCTATCAGTTAGGATTCAACGTTCAGCATTTCGACAATCAGTTCTTTCGAGAAATGTGGAGCCGGAACGGACAGCGTTTCTTCGGGAGTTACTTCTTCAGTAATTGTCTCGATGCCATGTTGCTTGCTACCCCTAAGTTGTTAACGCAACGTCCTGCCATGCCTAACTTCAAGCAGAGCACGGTAGCTGAGTATTTGGGTGTAAAGATAGATGAGTCGAAACTTCACAATGCCAATTATGACATTGAGTTGACGCAAGCTATCTATGATAAGGTTTGTGGAATATACTAAGGGCTATGGAGGATAGAGAAAAAGTCGTTTATGCTAAGTGTGCTGACTACCTTGACGATATAGCAAGGGTTGCCAAATGCATCTATTTTGACAACTTCAAGCAGGCGAGTGAAATTCTTCTAAGTACAATAGAGACTGTAAAGCATTACCTTGCTACTGAAAGGATCAGCCAAGAGGATGTTGAAAGCGAGAAGTATTCAGATGCTGAAAACATCTTCAACGAGATAGGTGAGAGCGTTAAAACTATATCCTCCTACCCCAACAAAAGTAGAAGTTTAATACGCCAATTCGGAATCAAGCTGAATGGATATGCGAGAGAGAAAGCTACGGTAATGCGTGACGAAAAACTCGTTGACACTAAGGATGAAGACGATTGGTTTAGAATGTTCTGAATAAGTAAAAATCATAACTATGACAAGAAAATTTAGCGGAGACGTATGGACGCTTGATAATGACAACGGCACCCATACAACGATAGCTCACTCTATCAATGATAAGTGTTGGTGCGATATCGCTCTCAACTACAGAGGTCGCACTGACGAGACACATCGCATTTGGTGGGATGATGCAGAATGGTGGGATGATGAGACTATGAAGAAGTTCAGAGCATCTACACAGAAAGAAGTATCAGAGTTGATAAACGAACTAATGAATAGTTCAGTGAATATCAGCAATCTTACTGTTATAAAGTTGCCTAAGACTTTCTTCATCACTATTGAACTAAGTGATGATGATAAAGAGTTAAACTTCTGAGTTATGACGGTAATTGAGTTTCTGAATAATCATTACGAAAGTTTGTTCGTTCTTGCATTATGCCTTTGCGTGGCTATTGCGAGCATAGGAAAAAATTAGAATTATGGTAGATATATTATTAGCAGTTGCGATAGTTTGCTTCGTTCTGTGCATCAACATCATGGAAGACAGAAAGGCAGACAAAATGATGAAAGAAGAAAGAGATAATTGGTCGCTTCTTTTCAGTAAGTTAGACAATCTCAGCCGGAGTTTGGATAAGGTTGCCTATGCACAAGGAGGTGAGTACCTTGTAGTAAGACAATGGTATAACACTGGTCACTGCACTTCAACGTTGGTTAGTGCTGATTCAAGAGAGGACGCTATTAACAAGGTTAATCATCCTCACGATCAGCCTAAAGCCGTATGGGAGTATAACGACAAGAATAGTTCCCTTGTCAATGTTGTTAAGATTTCAAATGAGTACGGATTATGAACTATAGAAAACTGAGAAAAGCGTATTGCAGACGTTTCGGTCACTACGCATCCTACTCCCTCTACGACAAGGAAGGTAGGAAGATGATTAAGGCATCCAAGCGAGCCACTGCGGTTATGTTGAAGATGTCTATCCATAAGAACAAAAGTAGTATGCGACTAATCGCAGAAGAAATCAAGAAGCATGAAAACGAAGCATAACCTCCTGCACCTCGTTCTGAAAGGCAAGTGGTACGATATGATTGCCAACGGCTCCAAGAAAGAGGAATACAGAGAAATCAAGCCCTATTGGGTAAGAAGACTTTGCACGATGAGAAAAACACGCTCAGCATACGACTACGAACTAAATGCAAGAGCTTTAGACGATAAGAATGTTGATGTTGAAATCAAAGGCGGTTCTAACGAGGCATGCCACGTGTTAGACGAGTATTACGATACGGTAGTTTTCCAACGTGGATACACTGCCAAGAAGATGGCTTTCAAGATTGAGGACATCATCATAGGCAAAGGCGACCCCAAGTTAGGTGCTCCTAATGGAGATTGCTTCATTATCAAGTTAGGCGAACAGGTTAGAATGAGAACCGTAAAAGTGTTAACGCTATGACAAATGAAGAATTGGCGAAATGGCTTACTGAGAATGGTTACGAGCCAATGATTCTTGGCAATTCTCGTATGGTATCAAAGACGGAGTTGGATCAGCTTGATTCCTACGGCAAAGATTCTATCATCAATGCTGAGAAACAAATTCTGATAGAAGGGATTTTCAAGGCGGTTGGAAAACTGATAAATGTGACGAAAAGAAAGAGTGAAGATGGCAACATCATCATTTCTGCATCGTTGAATATATTCGTAAAACTAAAGTAATATGACAAAGAAAGAGTTAGAAGGTATCCTCTCTCAGATTGATGAGGATGCAAACATCGAGTTCGTGAACGAGGATAGCTACATCAGCCCCACATTGGAGTTTGAGAACGCCAATGTAGAGACAACCATTGCTTCCGATGGTAGTAAGGCTACAAGCATCAAGCTGAACTTCAAAGGCGTTAAGAATGACTGAGGTAGGCTTCTACAACGGATTCGAGAAGTGGGTAAAAAAGGAGGGCTTAACTCATGTGCCACGCAGTCAAGCCCTCCACGCTTACAGAGTGTGGCTTAACATGAATTACGCAGAGTGACATGAAACCAAGAGAATTTTTCTGCCTCGTTAGGAATATGCGAGACAAGCAGAAGGAATACTTTCGGACACGGGACCACAATGTGTTGGTTCAATCCAAGGCACTTGAAAAGAAAGTTGATGATGAAATCATCAGAGCCGAGGAGATAATGAGGCAGAGAGGAGAAACAATATGATGCATTTCGTAGTTGGATTCTTCGTAGGTTTAATCTTTGGAGTATTGGTATTATCCCTTTGCTCCATGAGCAAAAAGTGTGACAAATGACAAAAGCAGAAATTATTGAGACCGTAATGAAAGGTACGGGCCTTCAGAAACACGAGGTGGTTGTAGCTTTCGATGCTATCGTTGGCACCATGAAGACTGCAATCAGCAGAGGCGAGAACATCTATCTGAGAGGATTCGGAACGTTCAACATCACTATGGCAGCAGCCAAGAAAGCACGTATCATCAACGAGAATAAGTTTGTAGTCGTTCCGGCTCATAAGGTTGTGAAGTTCAAACCCTCGCCGGAGTTAAACGAATTGGTGAAATGACAGACGAGCAGAGACGTTTCATTGAAGAAAACTATCCATATATGTCGGGTCGGGAAGTAGGAGAAAAGGTTGGCATGGGTCGTAATTGGATTAACACCTATGCGAGAAAGCACGGCCTTAAGCATACTCCCGATACCATAAAGCGCATTAAGGAGGGTAGATTACACAATCTCACTCATAGCAGGACGAAAGAGACCTACAAGAAGATTAGTGGTGCTTTCAAGAAGACATATAAGATGGAAGTGTTTAGAGTGCTGTCCGGCTACAAGCAGAAGACCAAACTAAAGGTATGCGTTCTGCCTAAGAAGACAAGGCGGAGGATAACGATGCTTTGCCACTCCTACAACTACTTCAAGTCAGACGATGTGAATAGCACGACCGTTTATTACGATAGCGAGACGAAACGAAACGCCAAAGCAGAAGAATATGCTAAAGAGAAGTATGGTATAAAATTCGAGGAAGCAAATGGATAGTAAAGGAAAGTTGACCGTTAAGGACATCCCCAACGACATGATGGAGAATATGCGGCAGCAGTTCGATCAAGACCCTACAATCATCCAAATGAGAGTAAGGCAGAATGTTGCTCAACGGCAAGGTATGTTTGCTAATGCCCTACAGATTGGTAAGCAAATAAATGATTTGTGGGAGCGAGTAATTGTTGCCTATTTGGACCAAGCTAACAAGGATGCGGACAGCTACGACATCGCCAAGATCGGTTTGCCTTTGGAGGATGTTCACAAGATAAACACCCTCACCCTTGCGATGTTCATGTGCTGCGACATCATTGATTCGGTTATCAGAGACGTGAACGACATTATTCACAAGAAAGACCCTACACTACAATTTGAAATGTTCGATGAGGTTTCCGACATGGCTAAGATGGTAAAAGGAAAAATGGCTATCTTGGAGAAAGAGACCACATTCTTGAAGTCAGCAGTTTGGGGTGATGTTGTCGATAATATGTACGTGATGATGCTTAACAAGTCTAAGTCTATCATCCGTAAAAAGGCTGAGAACAAATGAGGAACTATCTTATAACAATCACCAACGGACGAGAGAAATATACCGAAGTGTTATTCTCCCTCCCCAACATCTTTGCAGCAATGCAGCAGGTAGTATCACGTCATGGTAGTGGCTACGCAATAGAGTATGTCTATAGCGAGGAAACCCATGAAGGTGATGGCAAAGACGCTGATAACGCTGCGTTTGTTCAGAAATCATTAAGAGACTTAGAGAAATGATAAAGATTTTATTGTTTGTGCTTGTATTGCTTGCAAGCAACTACGTGAGTTACAGATTCGGCAAGAACCAAGGTTTTGGCGACGCCTACGATTACTTCTTCAATAACGGAGGAAAGAAGAAATGACAAGAAAGAGAAGATAAAACAACACCCCTACCATTCAGTACAAGAACATGGGCTTTGGTACCATACCCATGCGTTTCGATGAGTATTCAATCGGCTACGATCTGTACACCCCACGTGCAATAGTCGTGCCTGCACATAGTCGGTTCTATCTGAACTTGGAGTTTGGCATAGGTCTGCCATTCGGAGTAGAAGGTAAGGTAGAGCCACGTAGCGGTTTCAGTGGTAAGGGCATCGAGGGTTATGGAGCAAAGGTTATCCGTAAGAAGTTCCTTGGCATCATCCCCTACCATAAGACCGTTTCGGGTAAGATGCGCTTCAACTGCGATGTGTTGGTTGGAAAGATAGACCCCGGCTACAAAGGTAGTGTGAAAGTGATACTGAAAAATGACGATGTTCAGTTCACTATTCCCGAAGGAACAAAGATTGCACAAATGACGTTCTACAGAACACTGCAACCGAAATTCATCCCCGTTGACGAGTTAACGGGTTATGATCGTGGCGGTGGATTAGGACATAGCGGAGCTAAGTGATATGGTTATGAATAATGAAGATAGATTTCTCAATAGTTTTGAGAATGAAATGCGCAAGATAATGCAGCAGCAGTTAACGACCCTCAATTCAGATCAGCTTGAAAAGTTGAAAAATATTTGGAGAGGATATGAGTATGAGGTTAGGGCAAAGAATCTCAAAATCGAAGGTGTCACTTTCAATGGAAAAACTGACGAATTGGAAAGCATTAAGATAAGAGACGGTAAAAAGGTTACACTCTTTACCAAGGATGGTTCAAAATCATGGACGGAGTAATTAGCGAGTTCGACCCAGTTATTTGGCCGAGGAAACTATTTGTTGTGGTTGGAGGGGATATAGATTTCCTCCAATCCAACTTTTGTAAGAAGGATGGTACGGCTTATGCTATGGAGCAAGAAGACAAAGATACGAGCAATGCCGTTACCTTCCTTGAAGTGATGCGTTGTGATACGGGTGATTTCGGAGAATTGATATGGCTCCACACCATTGAGAAAGCCACGTTACCCATCATAGCACATGAGTGTATGCACGCTTGTAATGCTATCCTTGCTGCATCGGATGTCAAGTTGGATTCTGACAATGATGAGACACAAGCCTACACCTATCAGTGGGTTTTCGAGCAGACCATTGTAGCTTTTGAGAAGTCAAAAGTTAGCTAAAGTTAAACTTTTGATTATCAGTAAATTAAATGCGATTTTGTTTGTTTATATCAGAAAAAATGACTACCTTTACACTGTAATTAAGAAACATATAAACATTAAGAGCAATGACAGACGAAATCAAAAGACAAGTGATGATTTAAAGCCTTAGCGCTCTCAGTATCGAAGACTTCAAGAAGTATCTCGACTTCCACAACGAAATGTACGGATTCAAGACCTTCAAGGAGGTGCTTGACTACGACATGGTTTGCTACCAAGGTATCGGTGATGAACTCGATCCCTCTCAGTTCCGCAAGATGATGGACCATGATAACAAGGTGTTAATCGAAGAATATTGTGATTAAGCTATGGGAAAGCAAGAGAAGATAAGAGCAGTTATTAGCGTATTCATGGGAATGGATTACTCCACCCTTGACAAGTTCGAAGACTACTACGCTTCGGAGTATTTCTGCACAACACTGCAGCATATCGTGAATATCGAATACGAAAAGTTGGAAGGTGAGAGCTTGGATGATATGCCCTCTCAATACCACGATAGAGTTTTGGCATATCACGATCAGATTCTTGAAGATTGGTTAGGCTAATGGAAGATTTGAACATCATCGAGAAGCAAGCCTACGATAAGGTGTACAACACCGCAATGGCTGATATTGAGAAGGGTTTCTTTCTTAATATCAATGCTTGCAAGGCTAACGTGAGGAAGATTAATCAGAGCATGAGAGCTTTGGAAAACGGAGCAGTGTTCGCTTCAAGTCTGGAGGAGGTTAACAAGGTTAATACCCTCCTTGCTAAGAAGCGTGGCAGACTGAACGCTTACAAGGCAATCATTAAGTGGCACGATGAAAAAGTTAAGGCTTATGAGACTGACCGATAAAGACTACGAGACCCTTGCCTACCAAGTAGAGGAAGGTGAGGATTTCGCTACCCTCGAAAAGGATGGTGAGGAATTGGAGATACGATACGAGTGTGAGGAAGATTCCTATCAAGAAGACGATTATCTGAATGGCACCGGAGCATGGGTGACAACGGCAGTAAATCTACGGGTTCTGAATGTCAGTTGCACCAATGAGGATGGCGATGAAGTTGATAACGATTTCGATGAATGGAAGCTCTATCAAGAGGTAAGAGCGCAGAAGGTAGATTAAAAGTTAAGAGCAATGGATATAGTACAAGAAGAAAGAGCAGATGTAAGAGCAGAGAGCAAAGGCTTCGAGAGTCTTACGACTGTAGAGTTGATTAGTCTCATCTTAGGTGGCAGTAGCTCCACTCTGATGGATCAGTCACGGCAGATTTTGAAGTTAGTGGATTGTAAGCTACCTAAACTCAGAAACGTTAGTGAGAAAGAACTAACTGCAATCAATGGTGTGGGTAGTTGCAAGGCAAAGGCACTCCTTGCAGCATTGGAGTTAGGTAAGCGTGTTTCATGTTCCAAGCATGAGACGGATAGCATTGATTCATCGTCAGCAGTATATAACTATCTCCACCCTCGTATGCAATTCTTAGACACGGAGGAGTTTTGGATATTGCTGATGAACAATAGTTTCAAGTTGCTGAAAGCAGAGCGCATAGGACAGGGCGGTCTGACAGATACCGCTGCTGATATTAGAATCATGATGCGTGAAGCGGTTCTGAATAATGCTACGGTAATGGCAGTAGCCCACAATCATCCTTCGGGAACGCTCAGACCGAGTTCGCAAGATGATAGGCTCACCGACCGTATCAAGAAAGCATGTGAGATAATGCGTGTACATTTCTTGGACCATGTGATAGTAACAGACGGAGGATATTATTCATATAGAGACGAAGACAGACTATGAAGTATTGCGTAACAATCACAGAGCATCTTACTCGCAATGTCACGGTAGATGCTCACTCGGAGGAAGAGGCAAAGGAAGAAGTGGTAAAACGCTGGGCCGGATCAGATGTTGTTCTTACGGCTGATGATTTCACTGACGTTGAGTTTGCTATCAGCCATGAATAAGACAGAGCAGGTTATCCGTTATGTCCGGCAGAAACGATGGAAGGAAGCCTTGGCAATAGCTAAGGCTTTCCGAATGGATTTCAAGGCAAGCGAGAAACGTTCCATTGAGATAGCAAGCGACTGCATGAATGGTTCGTCTGACTTCTATCGGCAGTTAGGCATCAACCCTCACTTAGAGATTGAGAAAGCCAAGGCGATATTGACTGAAATGTACGGCAAAAGTTAATTAATTGGAAATCAAGAAATTAACGAGGTAAATATTTGGTCAATCCGTAAAAAATGACTACCTTTACATTGTAATTAAGAAACATATTAAACTTTAAGAGCAATGGAAAAGCAGACTGAAATTAAGACATTACAGAGCCTCAAAGGTGACACCTATTTCGCAGACACCTTTTCGGCATCCACAATCGACAAGATGTGTGAGAACATCACTAACGACTTCCCGATTCTTCTGAACACCGAGTACGAGGCTGAGCAGAATAAGAAGGTTGAAATGCTTGAAAAGCAGGTCCATGACCTCAAGCAGCAACTCGAAGATCAGAAAGCAGACTACGAAGGTCAGCTTGACAAGATGAACAGCACAGCCATTCAGCACATGAACGAGTTCGGTGAGAAGATAGTCTCTTTCATGGGCGATGTAAATGAACCCTTCTACGATGTAGTTGAGGAGGAGTTCGGAATCGCTTTCATCATTAAGGCGAAACACAAGAATAACATTCCTCTCACTGAGGAGGAGATCGACTACTTAGTCAAGAACTTGAAATAAAGGTAACGGGCGAGCCAACCACTCGCCCACAAAGAATAAGTTTTATGTGGAATACGAAAATGAGTGATGGAGTTCTGTACACACACGATGTTACAGACGAGGTTGTAAAGAAGATTCACGAGCAGATGGATGTCAATAAGGTTGCTATCGTCTACAACACCCACGAGACGTTTTACGGGTGGGATTTCGAGAACGACCTTCACAGAGCACTCAAAGACGATGGCTACGACATCAAGTGCGTGGAGTTGGATTGCAAAGAGGGCTTCCCCAAGAAGTTCGTGATAACAAAGAAGTAAAAGGTAACGGAGGGCTAACCACCCTCCCTAAAGATAAGAGCAATGGAAAAGATAGATTTAGCATCAGTCGAGAAGAAGTCATTCGAATTGGCTACTGAGAAGATCAGCAAGACGGAGGATATGACCATAGACAAAGCCAAGAGGCGCATCGAGATTATGGAGTTATCAATGGGCGATAACGATGCCTACGATGCGGTTGCCAAGGGTAACATCAGAGCCTACCAGTTATTCATCACCGAGCAAGAGCCAAAGATAGAGCAGCAGAAAGAGGAGGCCCGTAAGAAGCAGCCGGTCTACTACATCGCCAATGGTGGTGGCTGCGATTGCTTTGACTACTACGGGTGGGATACAGAGGCCAAAGAGCTTCGTACCGCTTTCGTTGATTGGGATAGTGGCAGAGGTGCAGAAATGATGCCGGATTGGGATAATAACGACATCTGCAATATGCCTAAGAGTTGCGAGAAAGACTTCAAGGAGTTCTGCGCCAAATATTTCTCAGAGAAGTACGGAGCCGTTGCAGGCTTCTTCGATGATTATAAAGGTAAGATGAAAGTTCCTTGCAGAGTAACCACTGGCCGTAAGTTCAAAGGAGAAGGCATCCTCACTCACTTCACTGAGAAGAAGTATAGAGATTATAGCGGTTATCTCCATATCTCCACTACTGCCCACATCGTAGACGACTACGGAGTAGAGCAGACTGCGGTAGCCACAAGGGTGGAGATTTCCCATGACGTTCAGCAGCGAGTTATCCGTAAGGGCATCATGAATATGTCACTTGCTGATCTGAAGGATTTGTTTTACGGAATCCTTTGGCACTTCGGGAGATACCAATCTGATACCTATCCCAAGATTATCAAGGCGGCATTCAAGGACTTAAACGAGGAATAAGCATGGAAAAAGTATTCATCTACGGGAACAAGAATAACCCCGAAGGAGTAAAGAAAGCATTGGAAAGGCATGGAGTTGATTGCTCCACCCCTTTCCAAGAGAGTTTCAGAAAAGCGTTGGCTGACCCTCACACCATTCTCTTTAATGGCACTGATGCTTACGGCAAGCCCGGCCACGTAGGTTGGTATAAGGATTATAACCTTGCTTGCGTACCTATGGTATACCATGAAGAAGGGTGGATTCAGATTTTCCCAAGCAAGAAAGAGAAGTTCGTTGACCTCAACAGAATGTGGCGACCTATGGGTTCTGAACCTATCGACTTCACGGATGATAAGAAGATGGTGACGTTCATCCTTTGGGATGGCAACGAAGACTATCCGAAAGTGAGCGTGATGTATTGCAATAAGAGTGCGTTTCATCTGCTCTTTGTTCAAGGTCAATATCAGTATTGGGCTTATATGAAGGACTTCATTCCTCATAAGGCTGATTTAAGCAGTGGAATATGAACAGATTTAGAACCTACCCTACTATCCTTACATTCGATAGTGGTGAATCATTAGAAGCCGAAATATCGGTACCTACAAAGGCTTACACGATGGATCAGTTGGAGAGAACTATCATCAATAAGATAAATACTAATACCCCCCCCCACGTGTTCAAAGGTAACGAGAGTTAAGATTTTCAGAAACTACATCGAAGGTAGTTTGTTAAACAAGTAATAGCCATGAAGAAAGAAACGATTGAGTACGCAAAGAGCAAGGCAAGCCATGTTGCTATCGATATGGTTGGGGTTGGAAAGGTGCAAGTGCACGTCAACTCAGTAGGGAAGAAGCATTGAAGAAGTTACCTTCATATAGCTTCGGAGAAGGTTTCTATAGCTTATCATTCATCAAAGTTGATGGAGTAGAGACCTTGGAGTTTAACGAGTTGTCGGAAAACGATATGTGGTAACAGATTAAGAAATGGAATCGTAGAAGAATTACCGCCGTGAGGCGTTCATTGCTCAGAGGAGCAGTTTCTTAATTAGTTTGTGGGAAAAACATTCTGAGACGAAAAATATTTGTTAAAAGTGTTTGAGTTTCAAATGTTTTTCCCTATTTTTGTGGGCAGAAATTAGTGCGCACAATATATGAAAAAGTTAAGTGAGATATTAGACCGTACCCGTCCTGTCGGAGAGATTATCTCTGATTTGGAGCAGAAGTCTACTAAGCCGTTTTCATGGAAGAAGTTCAAGAAGGATTATTATGCTGAGAACCACCGCATAGCAGGTGACGAGTGGGGCAAGATAGACCACATCCATGAAGACGGTACGATAGACTTTGCAGCACGTCTTCCTTTGCCTATTGAGCAGTTGCTTATCAACCACCTTAATGACTTCATGCACGCTAACCCCGTCAAGAGGGAATACTATGGCGTGGATGGCAATGAGACAAGGCAGCAGATAGTAACTGCAATCGAGAGAATATACGAGGGTGCTGACATTGATATTGTCAACATGGAGCGTGGCTTGGCTTACTTCGCTTCGGGCGAGGTGCTTACCATTTGGTACGCAGTGAAGAAAGAGAATGACGATTATGGATTCCATTCTCAGTACAAGCTAAAGTGCAAGGTCTATTCTCCTATGGAGGATGATTGCGAGCTATACCCATTGATGGACGAGAACGGTGATCTGATAGCTTTGTCTTTCAAGTATAAGAAGCGTGTCAAGGATACGGATGCCTACTACTTTGAGTGCTACACTGCCGACAAGCATTACAAGTGGCACCAAGAAGATGTGTCTCAGTGGACCGATGATATTTTCTACACCGATGGAGAGGGTAATACTACCTATGGCGATGATATCATCTTAGGTAAGATTCCCGGCATCTACGCTTACAAGAAAGACCCGTCTGTCGCTTATGGTACGAGCGAGCTCAGAAACGATATTGAGTATAAGACAGCCGGAGAAGCTGATACGGTAGCCTACAACTTTGCTCCTATCCTCGAAGTCAAGGGTAGCATCAAAGGCGATGAGAAGAAAGGCGAGACACGAAGGGTCATGAAGGTATCTGAGAACGGAGGTATCAACTACGTGTCTTGGAATGGCTCTACCGATGCAGTCAAGAACCACTACGCTATCACGAAGGAGTTGATATTCATGATTAACCAAATGCCGGATATCTCCTTTGATAACATGAAGTCGTTGGGCAACATAGGTTACGATGCGAGGGTTATGATGTTCACCGATACCATCCTCAGAGTTAAGCGTGAGAGCAAGCCGTTGCTTCAAGCCTACAGACGAGAGGGAAACGTTATCAAGGCTTTCCTCAAACTGATGAACGTTGATTGGGCCTCGGAGATTGACAAGATTTGGATTAAGCACTCAATAGACATCTACATCCCGAAGGATGAGAGCGCAGAGATTGACAAGCGTATGAAAGCCAACGGAGGTAAGCCTATCGAAAGTCAGCTTGAATCCATCCAACGTTATGGTCGAAGCAAAGACCCACAAGCTACCCTCGATGCTATCAGAAAAGAACAAGAGGATTCGCTTGGAAACACGATTAACTCATTACTCAGCAAGAGTCAAGAAAAAGAATAGCTTATGAAAGAGAAAGTAGCACACTGGCTTATCCGTTTATCCGAATGGATCTGCCCCACTATCAACCCCGTTGCAGATGCGTGGGGCGTGCCTAAGAAATTAGGCTTATGCTACCATGTGGATAAGAAAGACATCAGAAAGTATCATAAGAAGCATCCCGAGTTCCATTCCTTTGCAGCAGCAAAGAGAGCGTTGGTGAAGGAGTGTATGAGCAATATCGGTGCCACCATAGCAGGTACATTGGCTAACGAGCACCTCATCCATTACGAAACAAAGGTAGGCATGAACGATGCCACCATAAGCGGTTATATCGGTATCTATGTCAGCAAAAAGAAGGCTTCCAAAATCGACCAAAGGGCAGAAGCAGATAGGCAATCATATTGATTGTAAGTATTCCTACGATCCGCACCACCCATCCCTACGTGGAGAGCCTACGCTTGTTAGGTGTAAGCTCAGAGAGTGGTGTGAGGTAGCGCACGCCCCCGGCTGCGAGAAATTCGAGTGGAAATGAAGCATTATCACGATAAGAGACCGAGACCCCATGCCTTGGCACCGAGAGAACATTATAGCAAGAAGAATGGTTCGTGGAAACCTAAGATGGCTTTCGAGAATGAGGCGAGTTGTCACAACTACATCGAACAACACTCATACTTCAAGAAGAATGGCTATGTAGGTTATCTGTGTTCGGTCTGCAATAAGTGGCACATAGGAAAGAAGATTGATCTGAATGGCAAGCCCTAAGATTCCAAATCAGAAAAGTAAGTACGATGCGTTGAACATACGCTTGGCAAAGTATGTCGCTTTGATTCAGTCTGTCTACGATACGCTGAATAACGAAGCGGCACAGATTGCCATGCGCACGGGTTATGATGGCGAGAAGGAGTTCAAGTTCTCTGACTATCCCCAAACCAAGGAATCCGTTTTGCAATTACAGAAAGACTACGCTCAGTCTCTTTCTTCAATCATCTATAGCGGTACGTCTGAGGAATGGAAGAATAGCAATCTCATCCAAGACTTGATAGCGAGGAACGCTATAAACTTCTACACCTCCACCCACAACGGGAAGAAGAATAAGGTCTACTACCAAGTAAATAGCGATGCGCTCAAAGCCTTTCAGCAAAGGGTAGACAAAGGCATGAACCTCTCTCAGAAAGTGTGGGATCAGTCGGGTAACTACAAGCAAGAGCTTGAATACGCTATCTCTACTGCCATTGAGAAAGGCACGAGTGCAGTCACTCTCTCCAAGCAGATTAGTAAATATCTGAATGACTTTCCCAAACTCCAAAAGGATTATTCTGAGAAGTATGGTAAGGCTGTTGATTGTCACGACTGCGAGTTTCGAAGTATGAGACTCGCAAGTAGCGAGATAAACATGGCTTATCGTACTGCCGAACAACTCAGATGGAAGCAATTCGATTTTGTGGTTGGTTACGAGATAAAACTAAGCCATAGACACGAGAAGGATTCTGATATATGTGACGACCTTGCTGGCAAATATCCCAAAGAATTTGAGTGGAAAGGTTGGCATCCTCTATGTAGGTGTTACGAGATTCCTATCCTCAAATCAGAGAAAGAGTTTTGGGCTGATGAGGATGCGCCGGACTTCGATCAGACCAAACCGATTAGCGAGTTCCCTAAAGGCTTCAATGAGTACGTTGGTAGGAATTTGGAAAAGTTCGCTTCCGCCAACGCAAGGGGTACGTTGAGCTATTGGCTCAAAGATAACGATGATGTCCGTGGATGCGTCTTACTTATGGGAAAGGCTAAGAAGGTCGGTGATGAAGTCGAGAACATCGCTCAGACCGTAGCTAATGCTCATGGTGCCAAAATGTCGGCTATAAGCTACAAGGATTTCAATTCGCTCTATAGAAAGGTTACGAGTGTTGAGAATGGAGTGAAGATAGGCGTTGATGGTATCACAGATAGCGTAAGTGCTACTATCTTTAGCGAGAAGGATTTGAATGCTATCATCAAAGACCTTGCTAAAGATTCCCATTGGCTCAGAACCAAGGTCCAAGTCGGAGAGAACTTCTACGGATATAGTGGCAACATCATCAATCTGAAAATGGATAACGGAGTGGTCGCTGAGATACAAGTGAACACTCCTAAGATGATTTATGCCAAAGAGACCGAAGCCAACGCACGTAAGATTTTGGGTGATGAGCTATATGATAAGATTGCCAAAGAGACAGGGATTGAAGGTGGATTAGGCGGTAAGCTATACGAGCAGATCAGAACCCTCGACAAGATTAAGGATGTTGATAAGCTAAAGGAGCTGAGTCAGCAATCGTTGGATTATTATGCTCGTTTCCAACCAAAGGTAAAGAAAGTAAAGTCTCCCGTGCAAAAGGAGTCCATTCAGTACGCTTGGAACCTTAGAAAGTTGGATAAGACTGATAGGGAGCTTTTTGAACAGATTATGAACTACGGAAAGCCTGCAGGCGTTGATCCGTGGTCTTTCTACGATGAGCTAAAAAGAAGTGACTTTGACAAGGTAAAAGAAGAATTTCTTGACAAGATGTATCTCGATGCTTATGGCAAGATTGAGGATTATAGAAAGGAATATAAGAAGATATTCTCTGAAATCGGAGATAGGGTCTACAACTCTCCATTCTACCATACAGACGAGTTTGAGCATCTTGTTTCGAGGTATCGTAGTTTGCCGAGTTATATTGACACTACAGACTATACGAATGTAGCTAACGAGCTATTGGACGATATTAAGAAGTTCGAGAAGGAACATTCAAAAACTCCATTAGTGCCAAAGGAAACGTGGAGATACTACAATACACCCACCATCAATATGCAGAAACTTGCAACGGGAGACACCAACCTTGCAGTTCTGTATCGTAATAGAATGCAAGTTATTAAAGGCTCAAACGTGATGAAAACAGACAAGTTTGACCTTCAAAAGCATTGTGATGCACTCGGCAAGATATATGATACGGGCAAAGATAAAGATTTTGAAGCAGTTAGCTTTTGGAAATGGTATAATAGTGATGGCGGAGCTTATTGGGATATGGTGGACCACTATCACGAATTAGCCAATGCTAAAGATTTGAATAAAATCCCGAGACGTTGGAGAAGCGAGTATAATGCTTGCCTTATGCGTTTGGACGCTAAAAGCATTGCAATGGATGGTCTGTATCAGTACTACGAGGAAGTAGAGCATGCTTACAACATCTATAAGCTATCTACAATGCAAGAGTGTATTGATTTCGGATTGGATAAATTGTCTTCTAAGACACCTTGGAATTTGTGCAAGATATATGTCGACAACAGAATACCACTGAAGGAATTACCGCTGAAGGGTTTCTTTGATAAGGAGAAGAATTTCTATCCTTTGTATGATAGGTTAGTGAAAGATGATTTCGATGTGTTCAATGATGCTTATTGCCATTACGGATATCATCATGTCTGTATTAATAAGAAGTATTTTGGAATCAACGGAAGGGCATACCAAAGTAGCTATGAAAGAAAGAAGGTTATCTATCATGAATACGGGCACGCGATGGACTCCAGTCGAAGGACGCAAGCTATAGAGGAAACATTTGATAAGTTTGCCAAAGAATTAAACGATTCCAAGGAAGAGAAGATTAGACAAAAATTTTGGAAGGAGTTTGATGATGCCACGCAGAAGGCTGAAACGAAAAGAGACGAGAAAGATGTTGAAGAACAAACAATCGCACTGTCTGATGTTATACAAGCTATGCTTGATACCCACGAGAGGTGGTATGGTGGGCATGAAAATGGCTATTTCGATAGTAAAGAAGCTCAATACGATGAGTTTGTTGCCCATATAAGTGAGAACTATTGGTATAGTAATCCTATATTCAAGAAAGTGTGGCCGGAGTTATATTCTGCCATGTATAAATGCGCATTACAATTCTTCAAATAAGTTTGCAGTTATGAAGTTAGAAAGCTATCTAAAGATGTGCGGTGTGAGTACCGTAGACAAATTATCAGATGAGCAGGTGATAAGTTACTTCACTAAGAACCTTGCTCCAAAACACTCAGCACAGAGTGTTGATCGTGCAGTTAATGGTGCATGGAATATTCCTCCCATGCGCAAGGAAGCTATGCCGTTACTCAGACAGGCGATGATTACGGGTCAGCGTTTCGTTTGCCATATCGTTGAATGTGGGGAGAATGGTGAAGGTACTACTCATTTCGAGTTAGGTCTGTCAGACTACTAAAAGTTAGCCAAAGTTAAATAATTGGTTATCAGCAAATTAACGCTCGCAAAATTTGCATATCTCGTAAAAAATGACTACCTTTACATTGTAATTAAGAAACATATAAATCATAAGAGCAATGGAAGATTTCGAGCACATAAAGACACAAGACGGATACGATATTCTGTTATCAGTATTCAACCACATCAGCTATATGGTGGATGTAGAGGTTGTTAATAAGCCCAATGAGGAAGTAAATAGCGGCAATAGTACCCATACGGTAATCGAAGGTCGTGACCTCTACGAAGTTCTGAAAAGCGATGCTCCACACATGGAGGTTGCAGAGGTAAAGAGAATGTTCGACTTAAACTAAAGAGCAATGGAAGCAACGATTTCAAAGATGGTTCTGAAGTACAATGAGGGTCTTGGTTGCCACTATCAGACATCCTACGAAGAAGAATGGATGAAGTTTCCAACCAATCAAGATGCAAAGGATAAGATAGCCGATATATGGGGCAAGTCAGTAATGCGGCACCTAAAGGCTATGCTTGCCAACAATCCCCTTCACGGGATCGCCGGAGTAAAGATAGAACTGACTGACAAGACTTGGTACATCTACAAGATTAAGTTCGAATAAAGGTAACGGTGGTGCCAACCACACCACCACAAAAGATAAGAGCAATGAAGAAAATTAGTTATGATGATCTGCTGCAAGAAGCAAGAATGCACTTCGGCATGGTTCCTCAGTCAGTCAAAGACAAGATGCTGAACGAGGTCGAGAACGTCAACAAAGGTATGTGGGGCAACGATGTGGAGTCTATCGTTACCAATCTGTACCTTGAAGCAGACGACACAGACGAGGAGGAAGTTTACGAGACTCAGAGTTTAATCAGACAGTAAGAAAGATATGGAACGTATTGAGATTCACGTCTACACTCGCAACGAGTTGGTAGACATCGCAAAGGGCAATCAGAAAGAGATTGACAAGTTAGAGAACGCTAAGCGCACTCCTTTCGGTGACTTCTGTTACCAAGAAGCCAAGAAGCGGTTGGCTCACTATCAGAGCCTCCTCGCCAAGTTCCCCGAAGATAAGGTGTTCTATCTTCACAAGGGAGAGATGGTAAAGATAACGACACGATGAGGGTTGACTACTATAAGTTTAGTGTATATGCGCCCGATTCTGCTTACCGACTGAATGGTTATCAGTTTCGGACGCTGCACGAAGCTAAAGAAGCAATCTGCAACACCTATACCAAGGACACCGATTGAGTTGCTGTATAGAAGGATGCACTAAAGAAGACGATTGTATATTCCTCACCTATACTCCCTGGTGGAGCGATGTTAAAAGCTTTGGCCGGACAAAGCTCACATGGAAGGGGAAAAAACTTAAAGAAGAAAAAGTCATGAGATTCAGTAAAGAGAACATAGCTACCATTTTGGAGATAGCTGCAACGGGTTCGTCATGGATACACTTGAATGTATCTTTCCTTGAAGAAGGTAAGATTACCGACCCACATCAGACACGATACGAGAAGTTAGCCGAAGTGATAACCAAGGGCGGATGGTTGTTCTGCGATGATGATGAATCAAGTAAGCGATACATCTTCTACCTTGCCGACCTTACCAAAGGATGGAAGAAGTTCAAAGAGGACTATCCCGATGAAGCTAAGAGAATAGAAAACGAGGATGCTGATGCCAACGACTGCGACATCTTCATGCAATACGTTTTGTTTGGAGAATACGTCTATGGATAAGTTTGAGATTTTCGACAAGGTGTCTAAGGGTAAAGAAGTCTACCTTTTAGATCAGCAGGGAGAAGTAGCCATGAAGTGCTACGCTGACGGTGATAGGGTTGGTGCCATGCTTAAACCCAAGGGCAAGAGAGCCTACAAGGTTGATGTTCGGGCAACAGACATCTTCGACATCATGAATGAATCATCTGAAACAACGAAGGAGGTCTACGATGAGTATTGATAGCACAACTGCAAAGAAGATTATCGAACCATACTACAGAGGCAAGAAGGACTTGAATGGGCTTCCTCAGATACGGCATCCATACGTTGTTGCGAGGATGGTTCAGTTTGAATCTGATGATGAGATTGCTTGTGCCTTGCTCCATGACTTGGTACGAGATAGTCGGCATGTTGGAGATTTCCTTTGGGATTTTGGAGTGTTGGAGATTATCGGTGCAAGCAAGGAACAGATCGCCACGTTGGAATTGCTCACTCATGACAAGACTGAGCCGTATATGGACTATATAAGCAGAATATCAGCCTCCAATAACGAATGGGCATACGATATTAAATGCGCAGATTTACTTGCTAATATAGCACGGAACAGAGGGAAATATCCGAAGATTTACGAGAGGCACACACAAGCATACCACTACCTTATGCAGCATCCGCCTAAAGTAAAGTTAGCCAAAGCGAGTAAAAGTTAAATTTCTGATTATCAGCAAAATAATGCGGAAAATGTTTGGTCAATCCGTAAAAAATGACTACCTTTACAATGTAATTAAGAAACACATATAAACATTAAGAGCAATGAAAAAGAACGATGTTAAAGCTCAGATTAAGAGCAACTTTCAGACAATGAGTTTCGAATCAGCAGTTAAGGCTAACAAAGCCCTCCTTCCCGAGTACATCAACGAGTACGGCAAGAAAAGCTACGTCTCAATGCGCAGCTACTACGCCAAGCATCAGACAACCGAAGGTGTCGCAGCAGAGCCTACGGCAGATGTCGCTACACTCGAAGCACCTGTCACAGAGACAGCCATAGAGGTTGAGTCTAAGGTGGCAGACGAGTTCGAGGATAACCTTGAAGCCGTTGAACCCGATCAGCCGGAGGAGTTGAAGCTGACAACGGATGTCTGCTTGGAGAAGCCTTTCTCATTCATCGGGTTCGAATTGAATGAGGAGAATGTTCGCAATCTGATAGATAGCGACAATAGCGTCCTCAAAGAGAAGTGCTTGGTTCGCGAAGTCTTCGAGGTGACTGGTGACTTTCAGTTCTCTCACTTCTGCGAAATGAAGGTAGCCAACAACGGCAAGGGTTGGAATACATGGGATGATACCAAGGACGGACAGAAGTCTGAGGATTGGGTTACTTCTCACAAGAACGGCAACATGAGAAAGAGTAACTTCTGCTTCCCTGTCGGAGAGAAGCATCAGCTCATCCACTACGAGTATATCAAGTACGCTTTGCAGCACTACTACCTTGATCGCCTTGCATCTGAGGATGGTGCCGGAATGATTCAGAAGATTATCATCAACGAGGATTAAGAAACAGACGGGAGGGTTCTGTACCCTCCCCTTTAATACTAAGAGCAATGAAGTTAGTTACATCAGAAATCAAGAAAGAGCTTGCGAAATATCCACTGGGTTCGCAAGATGGTAAGAATGGCGATGCTAAGGCAATAGCACGCTTCTTCTTTCCTATGGGCGCATGGACGTGGTACGTCACAGAAGCCAACCTACAGACGGGTGAGGCTTTCGGAGTAACGATAAATGGTTCTGGCGAGGGTGAGTATGGTTACTTCAATCTGAACGAACTGCAATCTCTCAGAGTCAAAGGTTTGAGCGTTGAGCGAGACATCTGTTTCACTCCTACCAAGCTGAAAGACATCAAGGATGAATATCTACAGAGAAAACTTAAAAGTATGGGTTATGTTGCTTAACAATGGAGAAATGGTGAAGTTGCTCCAAGCCAACGATTACACCATAAAGGAGAATGAGGGTGACGATTATAAAAATTACATCGTTGCCGACAAAGGTTCGATCAGCCTGCGTTTTCAATGGAGCAAGGAGCCTGGCAAGCAGTTTTCAAGCATCAGCGTTTGTGCTGCAAGTAGTGGGTTGAAGAATATCCTTTCACTCCAACTGATAGGAACGTTGAAGAATCTGACGGCATCCAATCAGTGGATATGCGACTACAAAGGTATCGTTAAACTTCTAAAAGCGGTAGACATCATGACTTCTGCCTATGACAAGTTAAGAACGCTATGAATAATGAAGAATACATAATGTTATGCGAGAAGTTGCAGCGAGGCTCTAAGATACACGCTTATTGGCAGAAAGTCGTCAGAAATCAGAAAGACGTTCCTATCAGAAGCGTGTGGCAAGCCTTGCCACTTCCCATGATGTCAAAGTTATTAGGTAACATCAGACCAAAGAAGAAAGAGTGCTACAAGAACGCCCTTTTGGTCGCTCAATATCTCCACTGCGATTACGTTGAAGGGTATGTGAATATAGGTGGTCTACCTATAGAGCACGCATTCAATAAGATGAACGGTATCTATTTTGATGTCACGTTAGAATTGGCTTTAGGAGATAAGGTTGATAAATACGAGTACACATCAATAATGGAGCTTGATAGGGAGCGTGTCTTGGATATTGCAAGCGAGTTGGAGCTATACGGCCCGTATGCAAGTTATGTATATTCTAAACATATAAAGCTATGAATGGATCAGAAGCATTTGAAGCTACGATTGGCGAGTATCTGAAAGTCAGAGCCAATACAGACGAGAAGTTTGCAGAGGAAATGAAAAAGGAAGGTAAGTCCGTTCATGAGTGCTGCAACTATATCCTCAACATGGTTAAGAAGTCCGGCTGCTGCGGATTCGATGATGATGAGATTTTTAGTTTGGCAGTCCACTACTACGATGAGGACATCACTGATAAAGCCTTGCTGAAAGAAATCAGAGGTTCGGTAGTCGTCAATCACAAGGTGGAGCTAAAGGAAGAAGATAAGGAGTCTATCGAGGAGCAAGCCAAGAAAGACTATTATCAAGAGTGTATGAGAAAACAACGTGAAGCTAATCATCCTAAACCTAAGAAGAAGGTAGAGGTGCAGACGCCGGACTTATTTGGAGGATTGTCATGAAAGCGAGAACAAAGGTAGAGAAGGAGGTGATGGAGCTAAGCTCCACCCTCCCCAAACTGAGAAAGGATTCTACGAGATATTCCAAGAAGTCGTTCTATAGGATGAAGTTCACAACTGGCCGTAAGGCATGGTGTTCTGAATGTGGGTACGAGTTCGAGGATAAAGGTCAAAGTTCTTGCCCTCACTGCCATTGCCATTTCGATCAGACGGAGCAGACGAGAAAGAAGACAGACCCCCACAACAGAGCCTACTTTGTTATCCTTGACACAAGAAGCGAATGGCAGGTAATGCGATATTTCAGAGTAGACAAGGAAAGTAGAGCCGGAAAGCGAGCCAAGTTCTATAACTGGGAGGTTATGCAGCTATGGTTCACCAAAGGTCATTATGAAGTGATAGCGAGAAAGAGAAGTTTGGGGTTCTACATTGATACATTCTCCTATTGGTCTGATATGGAAATCAGAATCCCACGTATCAGCAGCAACGGCCCGCTTACGATTGAGGATATCCCATACGCATACGTTGAGAAGAAAAGCGTGTTGCCACAACTGCAAAGGTTTGAGGAAGACATCGAGCAAGAGAAATGCAAAGGATTCTATCGGAATGAGTTCTACAAGGTCTTGCTCGCACACCCAATGGCTGAGACATTGTTGAAGCAAGGTCACGAAGGTCTTCTGAGACGGATGTTAGATTACGGTATGATGAGGAAGGAATACTTTGATGCGGTGAAGATCGCCCTAAGAAACCACTACGATATATTCAGCCAAGACACCACCATGTGGCTTGATATGGTCGAAGCCCTAATCTATCTAAGGAAGGATGTTCATAACGCATTCTATGTATGTCCTAAGGACCTACAGAAGTCTCATGACAGATGGATTAAACTCGCTGAAAGAAAACGCAAGGAATCCTATGATAAGGCTGCTGAGAAACGTAAGCTAAACATCCTCAAACGAGACAAGAAGATAGCTGAGAACTACGAGAAGTCGCACATGAAGTTTCTTGGCTTCAAGTTGGATGATGGTACCGTTGTTATCAAGGTTCTGCCTACGGTTGAAGCCTTCAAGGAAGAAGCCGATGAAATGCACCACTGCGTTTTTGCTAATGGCTATTACAAGAAGCCGAATAGCCTTATCATGTCGGCAAGGGTCGAGGGTAAACGCCAAGAGACTGTAGAGGTCAATCTGAGAGACTTCACATTGGTACAGTCGAGAGGTCACTGCAACCAACCCTCACCTTACCATGACGAGATAGTTAAGTTGGTTGAATCACACATGAAAGAAATCAAGAAGGTGGCATTATAGTTAAATATTGTGAAGAATAGGCACTTTTAGGAATAAAAGTGCTTGTTTTTCAAATATTATTGCTACCTTTACATTGTTAAAAGGGCAATATAATGAAAGTTTACACAAGTTATTTCGCAAACGGCAAGAAGTTGCATGAAGCCGGAATCATGATGATCGGCATTGCACTTTTCCCACCGAAATGGTTTTATGGGGTGTCGTTGCAGCAAGTAGCTCCTACCTATTCAATCCTTCACGAGGATACGGAAGAAAGGTACGTTGAGCGGTTTAAGAATGAGGTCTTGGCAAAGGTTGACCCCAAAGATTTCATTGAAAACGTGAAGACATTCAGCAAGGGCAAAGATGTTGCTCTATGCTGCTTTGAAAAGCCGGGTGATTTCTGCCATAGGCATTTGGTTGCCGATTGGCTGAATGAAAAGTTAGGCTTGGGGGTCGAGGAATTTGGTGTTAAGGTTTCGAAGAATCCTCATTACACCGAAGGAAGCCTATTTTAAGCTTATTACGATTCCACATAAATGACAAAGCGGAAAGACGCTTGACATAAGGACAGACTTCTTCATTGCGTGTGTGGTCTATCGGTTAGGACGCTGCACTTCCAGTACGGAAAGATAGGTTCGACTCCTTTCACACGCTCTAATTTGCGTGGATAGCTCAGTTAGTAGAGCGGTGTTCCTCCAGAACGCAGGTCGTTGGTGCGGGTCCAACTCCACGCTCATGAGCTCAATATGATACGATTAAAAGATTAGAACGGGTTATCTGAAAGACGTTTGAGAGGCGTGTAATGTAAGAGACCTGTTCTTTATTATCTCCGAGTTAGTTCAAAGCGCTATGCTCGCAATCGGTAACACGAGGGTCGGTAGCAGAGGTGTGGTAGAATAACCCCAACACGTGAGGGGCGATGGTGGTTCGAATCCCCATTCGGAGGCTATTAAGGAATGTTGCCAATGATAGATGTTTTTAGTCCCGATTGCTTGTTTCCGACAGACAACAATTTGGAGATACCCGAATTGAGGTCGGATATGCAAGCTGAGTTCTGCGAGATACCTTTTGTGTGTTTCGGAGAAACGGCAAGGACATATCAGATGAAAGGCACGGGAACACTCCATTTCTACACTGATGATTATAGGTTCAATAGTCTGTACGACCATCCCGATAAGATATTGCGTATGGACCCGTCAAACATCGTTGAGCCTAATTATAGCGTCTTCACTGATACTCCTATAGCCTTTGGCTTGCAAGCTATCTACAGAAAACGTTGGATAGCGAGGATGATGCAAGAACATGGTATAAGAGTCTTCGTTGATCTGAATGTTGCTCCTAAGTATTACCAAGTCAATCTGTACGGAGTGCCACAAGGTTGGCGCAGTTTCTGCACAAGAGGTTCAGAGGATAGGATGAGCCAACTAGACAATGAGTTCAACCTTGCAAAAATGCGTAGGGGCGGTGATGATATCTTATTCGTTTGCTATGGTGGTGGCGAGAAATGTCGGGAATGGTGCCAAGTTCATCATGCCGTATATGTCAATCCTCTCATCAACTACAAGAATAGTATTAAGCAGAAGAAAGAACTCTATAGGCAAGGTGTTTTCTTCTTTCAAGATGATATACCCGTAAAGACTGTAGAGAAGAAACAAGTTTACGACTATGCAGACCAACTTTGAACGTACTTTTGGAATTGAGATAGAAATGTGCAATGTAGACAGAGGGAAGATTTCTCTGCCTAATGGCTATTCGTGGTCTAAAGACGAAAGTATATTCAATACGGATGGCAAATCAAGCAAACATTTTGGTGGAGAGATAAATACTCCTCCACTCCACTTATGTCAGAGAGATAGGAAAGACTTGCGTGACATCTATTCAGACTTGAAAGACAACGGAGGAAAAATAAAATGGAGCATTGATACCCATGTTCACATCTATGCAGGTGACCTTACGTTGGATCAGTTGAAGAATATCTTCTATCTTCTTTATTGGGATTACAAATTTGTCAAGAGGTATTGCCATATTGCCGATTGGGATGAAATGGTCTTTAACGCTCAGCCACTTCCAACGGAAAACAAATATGATTTGGTAAAGAGAGCTGCTTCGTTATTTGATTTGGAGCATGCTTTTACCAATCAATCCAAGAAGGGTTATCTCAGATTAGCAATCAATATAGCTTCTTATTTTGTAAGGAAGACTATAGAGTTCAGATGCTTCCATGCTACAGATAATTTTGAACTTGTTGAGAATTGTGTAATATCTTCATATAGAATGTTCAACTTTGCAGTTACTCATACCGAAGACGAAATTAAATCCATATCTTCTTATGATGAATTTTGCGAAAAGTTAAAGCTACATAGGGAAACGCCTCCAACTCTCACTCCGTTGATTTATCAAGGTAACCCATATAGTAGCATAGAGACGTTTATGACGAACTCTCTTCCCTACAACTCTAAGCAAGCATCATTGCTATACGAAGCTATCCAAAAGAATAAGCATACGGATATATGCGTTGTCAATGGTTTCATGTATTATTACGAGCTATTTCTATTGGATAAGATAAATGTGTCTATCTATTGCCAAGACGCTTATTGTTATCTGCTCTATCTGATAGCCAACGGAAAAGTTTGCCTTACATACAAGGATCGCCTTGAATGGTTGGAGGATTACAATGATAAATCGGTTAAGAGCCAGCTTGCCCTTGCTCTGTATGCTTCAAGCCTACAGAAGTTTCTTATGAGCAAGAGTTCTCGAAACGATGCAATCATAGAATCGCTTAAAATCAAGGCAAAAGAGTCTATTGAGAAGATAAAGACATCGAATGATAGACTTCTTCGATTGCTCACCACGTGCGAGTTTAAGGTTGGGACCTTGCAAGATGCTATCAAAGACAAGCAGGTCATATTTTTCAACTACGGAGAAGATAAGAAGCAGAAGCGCACATTCAAACTCATCCAAGAGTGCAGTGATTTGGATTTGAACTTTGACCTAAAGCGTAATGATTATTACGACTTAGTAGAGAGCCTTCCGCAATCATCTTACTTCTACTATTTCAGCAATAGTCCGTTTCTGAGCAATATGCACAAGCTCGCTATGATAAAATCATCGAATGGCGATAGGCGTTCTGCAGGCCGTTTCCTCTATTGCAATAAGCCCACACCCGTCAATGATGTCTGCACATCATACAAGGAGTCGTTTGTCGATGTCAACGAGATAGTTCCGCCGGATGATTTGGTTATTGACGACCCTAAAAAATTGAAGATTGCCAAATGCAATTCAAGCTATCTCTATTGCTTGCAGAAGAAGTATATCAAGAAAGTTGATATGGTAAGCAGGTGCACCTATGCTTTCGTTGTCATGTATGACAAGTACACGCTCGGAGGTTTTGGATTCACCCTACCTCAGCATAAAGGCTATGATCTGTTTCAGTTGACAGATTTCTGCACCAACAATGAGATACCACGTCTGAGTAAACTGATATTGGTTTGCATCCAATCGGTAAGGGTTCAGATGGAGTTAAGCAGACGTATGCACAAGCTATGCGAGAAGGTTATTTCTTGCGCTTACACTCACAAGCCAGTCAGCATGAAGTATAGAGGCATCTATAAGAAAGTCAAAGAGCACTGCACTTCATCTTACCTTGCCTACGAAGGTATTCTTGGGCAGTATGCAGATAACAAGGCTATCATTGCTAAATATAAAAATCTTTGTAAGAATGGGAACAGAAGATAGATGGAAATACGCCAAGGTCGATATTAATCTCATCGACAACGCAGAGTTGAACGCTAACGAAATGACTGATGAGGATTACGCTCAGTTACGTGACAACATCAGTAAGTCCGGCCTTAGTAGTGTACCTGCTTGCTACAAGAAAGCCAATGGTCGCTATGTGATGATTAGCGGTCACCATAGGTTGGCAGCGTGCAAGGAACTCCACTACAAGACCATAGGTATTTTGTGGTGTTGGGAAAGCGAAATGACGCAAGACGAGATTATTGCTACTCAGCTATCCCACAACTCGCTCCACGGCCATGACAATCAGAGCATCTTAAAGAAGTTGTTCGAGCAGATTCACTCAGTAGACTTCAAGCAGTTTGCCCACGTCAACATGGATGAGATAAAACCTGTCAGCACGGATGGTATTAGTGTCTTCGCCATGAAAGAGAATTTCGTCTTCACTGTTATCCTCTACCCCGATTCATTCGAGAGTTTGGATGAGTTGTTTGGAGACATCAGAGAGCAAGCAAAGAAAAGCGATGCCCTTATCCTTGCAAGTGAGGAGGACAATGAAAAGAACCTCCTTAAACTGCAAACGGAGATAGGCAAGGAGTATGATATCAAATCTCCAAGCATCACATTCGCCAAGTTGTTGGAGTTGGCAAAGGAACGTTTAATCGAATTAAGAGACAAGAAAGATGGTTTGGATAATAATGACAAAAAGTGACGAGGATACTTACATCCTTCCTCACAAAGCAATACAGATAACAGAAGCTCTTGGAAAGAATAATCTGAAAGTCGTTTCAGTAAATAATGGTAACGAGGTTTATATGCTCGGTATCAAGAAAGATGATATTGTTATCTCAGAGACACGTAACGAAGGGGTCAATTTTGCTATTACTGAGATTTGCCGAGCTAACACTGTAGAAAGTAAAGAGACTATTCGCTTAACTAAGGATAAAGAGGCTGTTAAGCCTCTGCTTGCTGATGCTAACATACCTTATCCAAAATCTTATAGATACGATGAAGCAGAGGAAGGACATTGTTATTTCGTCAAGCCGAAGTTTGGTGAAGATAGCAATATGATAGATGAAAGTTCGATCTGTCATAATGCTCGAGAAGTCCGCATAAAGTATCGTAAGTTAGTATCAGCAGGATGTAAGCCTATAATAGAAGACTACATTTACGGAGACGATTATACTGTAGCAGTAGCCAAATGCAATGATTTGTTATGCTTTCCTATCAAGGTAAATCTTCTGCATAGCTCCATAATGACACATAAGGCCAAGTGGGATGAAGATGAGTTCTGCGAAGTTCCAGATTGTGGCGAGTTCGAAGAATTGAAACGATTAACTGCAAAGGCTTTCGATGCTGTTGGATGTAAACATTACATGAGGATAGATTTTCGCAAGGGTAATGATGGTAAGTTCTATCTGATAGACCTCAATCTGTTCCCAGGTCTTGGTCCAACAGACCATTTTGCAAAGTGTTTAGCTCTCAATGGCGATTTGAGCTACAAGCAGATATTGAATACTATTATATACACTACGGGAGGAAATCTATATGGGTTGCGTTAACAGAACAAAGAAAATCACCAACGATGAGATTGCTACCATGTACGAGAAGAAGGGTGGCAATGTCTCGGCTACGTGTACAGCCTTGGGAATGGATCGCAAAACATTCTATAACCGCAAGGAGAAGAATAAAGCACTCAGAGACAAGATTAACGAGACGGATGAGAGCCTTATCGACTTTGCGGAGTCAAAGCTGATGGAACACATCAATGATGGCGATGTAACATCACTGATATTCTTCCTAAAGACCAAAGGTAAGAAACGTGGATATGTTGAAAGGGTCGAGAACGAGATTAGTGGAAACGCTTTCGAGAACCTTATGAAAGAGGTTACGGGTGAGGATAGTTAATCCTCAACTTCTACAATTATAAAATGTCGAGCGTAGCAGTAAAGAACAAAATGCGTGAATGGCGTAATGATTGGAATCTGTTTATCAAGGAGGTCCTAAAGGCTGACCTTGACAAGGAGCAGAAAGCTATTGTTGATGCCGTTCAGCATAATAAGATGGTAGCAGTAGCTTCGGGAACCGCACGAGGAAAAGACTTCGTAGCGGCTTGCTGTGCTATGTGCTTTCTCTATCTCACTCCTACATTCGACAAGGAAGGTAATTTGGTAGGCAATACCAAGGTTGCCATGACAGCCCCAACAGATCGACAGGTGGGTAACATCATGGTGCCGGAGATTCGAAGACTTTTCAAGCACGCAAAGGTACTGCCCGGCCGTTTCGTTGCTCATGACATAAGAACTGATTACGAAGAATGGTTCTTGACGGGTTTCAAGGCAGGTGATGATAACACTGAGGCATGGTCGGGTTTCCATGCAGTGAACACCATGTTCGTAGTAACGGAGGCATCGGGTATCAGTGAGACGGTGTACAATGCTATTGAAGGAAACTTGCAAGGTAACTCTCGAATATTGTTAGTGTTCAACCCCAACATCAATATGGGCTACGCTGCAAGGGCAATGACACAAGCACGTTTCAAGCATTTCAGACTTAACTCCCTCGATGCGGAGAATGTAGTAGAGAAACGTATCGTACACCCCGGTCAAGTAGACTACGATTGGGTGAAGGATAAGGTTGAGAACTGGTGTGAGCCTATCCAACAGACTGACTTTGATGAAGGATTGGGAGATTTCACTTGGGAAGGTAAGTTCTATCGTCCTAATGATCTGTTCCGTGTCAAGGTGTTGGGATTGTTCCCAAAGGTCAGCGAAGACGTACTCATCCCCTACGAATGGATCGAGCGTGCCAACCTACGATGGAAGCAAAAGGTCGAAAGCGGTTACAAGCCAAGGACACAAGCATTGGTCGGTATGGATGTGGCAGGTATGGGCCGAGACTCGTCAGTCCTCTGTCCGAGGTATCGTAATTTCGTTTCCAAGTTTGATGTTCATCAGTCGGGAGGTAAGGCAGACCACATGCACGTAGCCGGAATGGGGGCCAACTATCTCCGTGCTCACAAGAAGACGTTGTTGTTCATTGATACCATAGGCGAGGGTGCAGGTGTCTACTCACGATTGGAAGAGTTAGGATTCGATGAAAGAATATACTCAGCCAAGAATAGTGAGAGTGCTAAGGGTCTTCACGATGTCACGGGAGAATACACCTTTGCTAACATGAGGGCTTATCTGATGTGGTGTGTTAGGGATTGGCTCAACCCTAAGAACGGCTTTAACGCTTGCCTCCCTCCATGCGATCAGTTTGCCGAGGAAGCCACATCTACCAAGTGGAAGTTCCTCAGTAGTGGAAGTATCATTATAGAGCCAAAGGAAGATATTAAGGCAAAGATAGGTCGCTCGCCGGACTATATGGATGCCTTGGCGTACACCTTCTACCCGAACTACAATAATTTGGATGCGAAAGCCATTTTGAATAAAGTGTTATAGTTAATTAGGTTAAGAATGTTAGTAAAACGTTTGTAATTTGAAAGATTTTGATTATCTTTGCAACGTTTCTTAATTACAAGGCCGATGGCACTCATTGCTCGCCAAGGCTGAGTAATTCTCTTTGTGCGTTCGCCCGTGATGGGTAGACGCACAACTTTTTAAGTTACAGTAACAATAAAGTTAAACTATCATAAGTAAGGGGAAATATATTTGAAAAACAAACATTATTCCGTTTTAATTGATTAACTTTATAGCTGTAAAATTTTGGTATTCAACAAATTATGACTACCTTTACATTGTCAAAAGGATTTAAAATCCACGCAATAAAGGCGGTCGAAAGCCGTTAAAATAACAGACGACTGCTGAAATTGCGTTGATTATTAACACTGGACGCAGGTTAATCAATCCTTTGGGTGACGCAATAAGGCGGTCGTCTTTTTCCCTTGCCTATCATCATCTAAAACCCAAAGTAGATGATAAAAGTTCAACCAGTCCTAAAACAAGTTGAGGTGCTTGGACACCACCTCTCAATTTACGGAACATGGGGAACCCCTCTGTTCGTTTCCAAAGAAGTTTGTGTATTAACTGGCTATTCTCCAGATGCAAGCGGAGTAGGCTGCTTTGTAAAGCCTGCTGCTGACACAGATCGCCCAAGAGGTGCGGTATTCGTCAACGGCAAGGCGAAGCAAGTGAGCATGCTCACTCTCGGAGGCTTGAAAACCGTATTGGAGCGGTGGCAGTATGCCTATCCCAAATGCAAGGATGTTGAGGACGCGGTGTTCGCTGCTTTGACAACGCACACGCAGACGACCTCCATTCCCATGAGCGATGCGGAAATCCTTGCTAAGGCTATAGTGATAGCTAAACGGATAATAGATGAGAAAAACGCTGTTATCCGTCGTCAGAACGATGTGTCTGTCAAACTACGGCAGATTACTTCCCACGCAAAGGAAATTCAGTACCTCGCAAGTCAAGCTAAGTAACGCACAAAGAGAACTTAAGAAACACTATGAAGAAAGAAACGTTAATCCCTCAACACCTTGTGGATTTGATGAACGCAAGTAAGAAGTATCTGCGGATAGTGAATGCTGCGTACATGACCGAAGAAAAGAGGATTGGGAAGAGTCGTAAAGATGAAGATTTGCTGCAAATGTTGGAGAAAGCGCAAGAGAGCGCAGTAGATACCCTCTCTAACATCGGAAGCTATATAGGTGATATACTGACAGAAAGAATGCTATCATAGCATAGCCTACCATAGACAAAGCGTAACCATTATTTGGCTACGCTTTGTTTTTGTTTAAGAAACAGTATTTTCGCTTTTCTCTGAACGTACTTGTCGTATTTGAGCACTTGTATGGCTTTCTCACATACACGAAGCTCGTTCTCGTAATCTTTGGCTTTGCGGTATAAAACCATTAGTCTATCAAAGGAATAAGTTGCAGGGTAGCAATCTCCATCAATATTTTTCTCGTAAGTTTTGATTGCGAGTTTGATTTTACCCTGCTTCTCGTAGTCTTTCCCCTTATTATTGAGTTTTGCGCATTGCTTTAGCTTCTTCTCCTTGGCAATATATTCGTCACGTTTCCTTTCCCATAATTCTAAAGCAGCAAGAGGAACTGCAATATTACCATGAGAGTCTGATGCTTGCAAGAGATAATATTCGGGAAGTATTGCTCCTTTTATATATCGGTTAATTAGCCATTTCTGACTTATTGCAACCATTCCGTTCCCAACGTCTTTTACTTTCATCGTAGATTGTCTTTGATGTCTTGGAGGATTTCTTCTTTCTTGAACTCATACCCTATTCGAGCAGCGTATTTGCCTACGTGTTCGTAGGTGTCATAATACTCTCCTCCCCTCTTAAAAAGGATATTACAGAAGTGTTTAGGATTGTTAGGGAAAGAGAACTCTACAACGGTTGCTTCTGAATTTGGATTATCAGAAAATGCTTCAACAAAAGCATCAAAAGCATCTCCGCTCTCTATAGCGCTTGTCAGTTTCTGTTGCTCTGTCTTATACCAAATAGCGACATTCCTCTTGTTCGGATCAAGAGTTGGGTCGTATGCCCTTATCTCCTTTGTTCTGATAATGGTTATAGTCGGTACGCTATCATGCCGGACCACTCTATCTCTAAAGTAAACGTTATTCAAATACTCTACTTCCTTAGAGTAATCATTGGCACTACACCCACACAAAAGCGCTACAAGCGCACAAAATAAAACTCCTAATAACTTCTTCATAGTTTGGCTTTTCTTGCAAATTTAAGCAATAAATGTGGGTATAACAACATCTTAAATTCCTAAAGAGGTTAAAGAATATTAAAAGTGAATTTTAGTGTTTGTTACTCAAACATTTTTAAGTAAATTTGCGCAAGAAAGCGTGTGAAGATGCACGCAACAGAACTAATCGTAAACTTCATTGCTCTTAACATGAGAAGTGGTTCTACTCGATGATGGTCTGCTTGCGTCATGTACGCTCGCAGACCATTTTTTATTGTTTTATTAATCTAAAGCTAAGAGTAATGAACAAGTATCTTACAAAGGTCTTGAATGCTCTGAAACCGAAGGTGAAGGCATACGGGTTCAGACGTAAGGAGTTAGAGAGTGCCGCCGCTACCATTGCCGACAATCTCGACCTCGCAGATGATGCCTCAGAGGAAGACGTGGCGAGTGCCATTGATGAAGCTATTGATGCGGCAATCCCATTCTTCAAACTTGCTCAGAAATCAGCCAATCGTTCAATCAAGAAATTCAAAGACGAGTGGAAGGCCAACCACGAGGATGAGGACGAAGACGATGAGGATGATGAGGATGATGATGATGAGAATGACGAGGACGATGAGCCCGCTCAGAAACCCAACAGACAGTCTCGCAAATCATCCAAGGCGAACAAAAAGAGCAAGAGTTCCAAATCAAACGATGATGGCGATTCAGAACTGAAATCACTGCTTAAGTCTCTCAACGACAAGTTGGATTCCCAAGCAAGTGAGATTAAGGCATTGAAAGCAGGTAAGACTGCCGACAAGCGTCTCGCCAAGATCAGCAAGCTCGTTGAAAACACGGGTAGTTTTGGTAAGCGCACCCTCCGAGCATTCAAGAAGATGCAATTTGAAGATGATGATGATTTCCAAGACTATCTCGATGAGGTCAAAGAGGATTTGGATGAGCTGAACCAAGAGCGTGCAAACGCAGGATTGGAGAAGCTCGGAACACCGCCTGCAGCACCAAAGACCAACAAAAAGGGCGATGGTGATGAAGACGACAAAGAGAACGTCATGAGTGATGAGGAAATCGAAAAGTTCGCAGAAGACTTCTAACCGCTCCAAATCAAAAATCACTAACAAATGAGTAAGATTGATATTACCGCAATCGAGAACTTCGGTTTTGAGAATGACCCTATAGTCATTCGTCAGCAAGGCCGTGGCATCATCGGTGGTCGTCTGCTTGACCTTGACAACTACTCCCCCGAGTATGTTCGTGTAGGTCAAGTTATCATCCGTGATGAGGAAAACGAGGTGTCAAAGCCTTGGCCCGTCAAGGTGGCTACAGACGGTACACTGTCTTATGATGCACTGCCCGTGGGTTACAAGGTAGAGGGTGTAAGCCTCCGTACTATCCTTGTCTCAGACCCAGAAATGGTTGGTGTCATGTACGAGGGTGAGGTCAACGATGTTGCCTCTCCTATCCCTTTGGCTGACATAGTATTAACTGCGATTAAGGCTTCATGCCCTAATCTTACTTTCAAACACGACTAAAGGAGGAGTAAGTTATGGCAGACAAAAGAAAATCATTATTTCAGAAGTACGTTCAACGTTTCTTCCCGAAGCTCCAAACGCTGATCGAGAAGATTAACGGCAAGCGTACCAATCCGCTGACCTATCTGTATAAGGATACATCCATTCTTAACAAGGTCTATGCGCAGGATAACAAGTGGGAGGCAACATCAGTCAACACGACCTACGTTGCAGCAGACTTCGTGGCTCTTGATTCCAAGCTGCCTATCAAGTCTCGCCCGACACTCTCTACGGGCAATGGTAAGTTGCCTAAGTCCGGCTCCAGCCGTGTGCTTCGTGAGAGTGAGATTACCACCCTCCAAGTCATGGAGGCACAAGGTGGAAATTCAGAGCGTATCGCCAAGCGTCTTGCTGACGATGCCGTTGCTTGCGATGTCGGTCTTGACGAGTTGATGGAGTATGCTTTCCTCAGTGGCTTCTCCAATGGTTACGTGGCACTGCCCGATAGCGACCATGAGAATCAGATGCTCCGTTTGAACTACGGCTATTTTGATTCCCACACCTACGCTTTGAAGGACAACGAGCAGATTACCACTGCCGACCTCGTTCGTGTCATTGAGAACGCCAACGATGAGCAGGATACCGTTCAGACGATTTGGATTTCCAAGTCTAAGTTCAATGAGCTTCGCAAGGCCCGTGACTCACGAGAGTTGGTTGCATCTGCAAAGTCTATGACTTACACCGCAGATACAGAGTTGCCTATTCCTAACTCAAAGGCTTATCAAGAGGCTTTCACTGACGAGTACAACGCCAACTTCAAGATTATAGACCGTACAGTTGTCTTCGAGCACAACGGCTCAAAGAAGAAGGTTAAGCCTTGGAACGACAATCGTGTTATCTTCGCTTGCAATACGCAGGTGGGTAGCTTTGTCTACGGTCAGCTTGCCGAGAATACCAACCGAGTTAATGGTGTCGACTATCAGTTGATTGACGACTTCAAACTCATTTCTAAGTATTCAACAACCGATCCGTTGACGGAGAAGACTTCGGGTCAGTGTATCGCTGCTCCTATCATCGAGGACGTAGATCAGCTTTATATCCTTGACTGCTCGCTCACTTCCGCAAAGGTTGATGAGACCGCAGAGGCAAAGGATACCACTGACGTGAAGATTACCTACAACGGCAAGACCTATGACAAGGCTAAGTTCGTTACTGCCCTTAACTCCATCACGGGTGGTAAGCAGACGGTGAATACTACCGATTCCAAGGTTCTTGACAGGGTTAACGAACTGAGCGAGGAGCAAGTGGCAGACCTTGAAACCGCAATCGCAAGTGCCGTTGTAACGGCTTAATTTGAAGTGTTATGAAGACAGTCAAGCAAGCAATCATAGACGAAATCTACTACCCCATTAGCGAGGGGTTGGTTGATAACAAGCTGATAGAGCGAGGACTTAATGGCGATGAGGAATACACCTTAGATGTCTTCAAGTCTGCGAGCTATAAGGGTTGCTTGGCTGACTGCCTTTACTCTCTCATTCAAGCTATCAACGTTTCAGAATCTGATAAGAGCATAGGCACATTGTCAGACGAGCAACGAAAGCTGATACTAAGCAGAGCCAATGCCCTCTACAAATCCATTGGTGAAGACGAGAAGGACGATGGCGAGCCAACAGTTGAAATAGTTTCTCTAAAACGCATTCGCAGACCATGGCGACCATTACGCTAAATCCCCACTACCTACTCATTCAGAAGAAGGGTACTGCACCCTACGAGGATGAGAATGGTGATTATGTCCCCGGCACAAGTGCTGGTTGGGAGAAAGTCTGCAAATGCGATATTGTTCCTAACGGAGAAGCGCAGACTATTCAACTCGAAGACGGAACGCAGAAAGAGTATGCCTACGTGGTTTACTTACCGAAGGAGTGCGAAGACATTGAGCTTGGCACCCTTGTTAAGTTTGAAGCGTTTGGCAAACAATCAAAGGAACATAAGGTGTTAGGCTTTCACCGCTACCAACTCCAATGTAAGCTATGGGTATGAAGATTGAAATGGTTACTCCAGTCTCGGCTATCACTGCAATCATGAAGCAGTCGGTTGAGATAATGCGGATAGAGGTGCAAAGAGCCTTATCCTACTTAGGTGAGCAATCAGTTGCAAAAATCAGAGACCGTAGTTTTGAGGAGAGTTGGATAGACCACACGGGAAACCTAAGAAGTTCTATCGGATACGCTATCTACGATTATGGGAAGGAGGTTGTCAAGTCCGCTTTCCCCGTTGTCAGACAAGGATCAGAAGGACAGAGCGAGGGAAACAAATACGTTGATGAACTCGCACATCAGTATTCCAATGTTTTTGCGCTTGTAGTAGTAGCAGCGATGAGTTACGCTGAATATGTTGAAGCTATAGATGGAAAGGACGTGCTTGCTTCTACAGAGATATGGGCAAAGTCTCAGATGAACACTTATCTCGAAAAAGCCAAGCAGAGAGCAGAAAAGAAAATCCAAGCATTGATTGATGAAAACTGACGAGGACATTAAGAACGGGTTATACTCCTACATCAAAAAATCAGAACTGAGCACATCGGTTACGGGAACTATCTGCAAGAGAGGTGTCCGTGACCCTAAATCGGAGAAAGAAGACATTGTTCTGAAAGTCGTAGCCAACGAGTTTGCGCAGAAGCAAGAGGTCATTGCTTATGTCAACATCTATGTGCAAGACGATTACGTTGAGCAACATAATCAGTATGAGGAGAAAAGCAAACGTCTCAATGAACTGTCGCAGATCGCCTTGAAGGTATTCGAGGTTTTCAGATTGGACGATGCAAGAGTTACGCTGACCTCTCAGAATGTTATCGAAGCAGGTAACAATAAAGAGCACGTCATTTCAAACAAACTGAATATTCAACTCATTAACGAATAGAAATTATGTCTTACGTAGGATGGGGAAAACCCAAAATCATGATTAAAGACCTTGACACCACTGGTGCCAAGTGGGTAGAAATGCCTACTCCTGTCGAGGATTCCACAGAGCTTACTCCGAGCAAGGGTGATGCGATGGAAGCCAAGATTGAGGGAGGTGAGTACGAGGATAAGAAATACAAGAAGTCTTCGTATGAGCTTGCAATGAATATCCGCAAGACCAAAGGTCGTGTCGCTCCCATTGAGACCCACGATGGTGTTACAGACCACCACTACGCAGTAGCTTTGCAGCCAGAGGACGCTGAGTGTCCTGGCATGCTTATCGACAAGGCTACCGTAAGTTGTGATGATACGTACACCGCAGCAGACGGTCCTCAGTGGAAGTATTCATTCGAGCCGTTGAAGCCCGATAGTGGCGATATGATTAAGTGGGGGAAGATTACGTTTGGTACGGACAATACTCCTACTTGCACCGCTATCGCAGCAGCATCAACAGGAACGGGTTCCTAAACCTTGATACCCTCGTAGGCTTGGGTCAAAAGCCTACATTTTCCTCTATGGTGTAATTGGTTAACACACGAAATTTTGGATTTCGTATTCAACGTTCGAGCCGTTGTGGAGGGACCAATCAAAATCTTTTTAGTATGGCTGACAATAATCGTCTAAATAACATGGATTTGACTGATGAGGTTATTGAGCGGCCTCACGGTTTCAAGGTTGGGAGAAAGCAGTTCTATCTGTACCCTCCTACCCTTGGCAAGTTATATCTTCAAGCAAGGCTTATCGAGAGTCTACAGATAAGTCAAGAGAACTTGAAGACCAATTCCTATTTAGAGACATTAAGGCTTGTCAACGACAAGCGAGAGACGTGTTGTAGGATTATCGCCTACAACACTTGCAAGACAAAGGATGAGGTGTACAACAACATCTTAGTCGAGCGTAGGATCAGCTTGTTTATGAAGGAGAGTGATGAGGATTTGGCTACCCTTATGGTGATGGTCGTTTCTTCGGATAAGCTCCCCATATACATGAAGGAGTTAGGCATTGACAAGGAGCGTGAGAAGATAAACCAAGTCATGCGGATTAGGGATGAGAGTAATACCCTTAGTTTTGGCGGATTGACTATCTACGGCTCGCTCATAGGTGCAGCGTGCGAGAAATACCATTGGACGTTTCAGTATGTCGTTTGGGGCATCTCCTACACCAATCTAAGGCTTTTGATGGCTGATGCTATAACATCAATCACTCTCTCAGACAAGGAGCGTAAGCGTATCCATTTCTCCACTGAGCCGGAATCTAAGAAAGTCAACGGCAACGATAAGGCTGCAATGGAAGAGTTTATCAAAACACATAACTTCAAATAAGAATGGCTATAAAGTTCGACATAACGGGTGATAACTCCAACTTCTTAGGTGCGCTGCAAGGTGCTGAGAACGGAGTAAGGAACACCGCAAGGACGGTTGAAGCCGCCGGTGGTGACATCGAAGACGTGTTCAGCAAAATCAGAACCGCAGCAGCAGGCGCTTTTGCGGGTTTCTCCGCTTCTCAGATAGTGAAGACTATCACAGAGACGAGAGGTCAGTTCCAACAGTTGGAGGTGGCTTTCCAAACGATGTTAGGATCAGCCAAGCAAGCACAGACGATGATGCAGCAAATGACTACCCTCGCAGCCACAACGCCATTCGACTTGAAAGGTGTGGCCGGAGGTGCCAAGCAGTTACTCGCCTATGGTGTGCAAGCTAATAAAATCACTGACACCCTCAGAAGGTTGGGTGATGTTGCTGCAGGTCTGAGCATTCCTCTTGACGATTTGGTCTATCTGTATGGCACCACGATGGCACAAGGTCGTATGTACACCCAAGACCTCAATCAGTTCACTGGCCGTGGCATTCCTATGATTCAAGAACTCGCCAAGCAGTTCGGTGTAGCAGAGGGGCAAGTGAAAGATTTGGTTACCGCCGGAAAGGTTGGCTTCCCGCAAGTGGAGAAAGCCATTGAGGACCTCACCAACCAAGGAGGTAAGTTTGGCGGTCTTATGGAAGCCCAATCTCATACTATCACGGGTCAGATTTCCAACATCGAAGATACCATTGACATGATGTTCAACGACATCGGCAAGCAGAATGAAGGTATCATCAATGATAGCCTTTCGTTGGTTTCTACCCTTGTCGACCATTGGAAAGAGGTTGCACAAGTCGTTGGCACTGTCGTTGTGGCTTATGGTCTCTACAAAGGTGCGCTAATGACTACTATCGCTTTGGAGCGTTCACGTGAGAAACTGAACTTCAATACCCAAGCGCAGTTGCTTGATAAGGAGATAGCAGCCACGAGAGCACTCATCGTTGCTAAAGGTCAAGCCAAGAACGCTGATTTGGCTGAAATGGTAGCCAAGAAACAACTCACGGAGGCACAAGCAGAGGAGATCGCTCAGAAGCGTGAACTTCTTGCCACAACCAAGCAAGAAGCTAATGCAAGTCAGATGTCTTCTGCCATCGATGCTCAGATAGCAGCCTTGCAAGCCCTCACGCCTGCAAAGGAGGCAAGCGCCAATGCTGACCTCCAAGAAGCCGTGGCAAGTGGTACGTTATCGCAAGCACAAGCACAAGAGATTGCCACAAAGAGAGAATTGCTTGCTACTCTCACCCAAGAAGCCGAGGCACGTGTGGCAAGCCTACAAGCCAAAGCAGCAGACGCACAAGCCTCCTACGATGCAGCAGTGCAGAACCAAGCAGCAGCAAGCATGGAACTTGAAAATGCTGATGCCGTTGTCAGTGCCGCCCAAGAAGCATTGGAAGCAGCTATGGAGTCGGGTAATGCCGATGAAGTCTCAGCAGCACAGACGGAGCTAAAGACTGCCGTGGATAATCAGAGCGCAGCAGCAGAAGCCTTCAAAGCAGCACAAGCGGAGGTTTCTACCGCAGCAACTGAAATGAACACCACGGCGGAAGCGGCTAATAGCGCACAGACTGAACTCAACACCACTTTGAACGCTGCCAATGCAGCAAGCAAGGGAGGTGCTGCAACGGCTACTACCGCAAGCACGGCTGCAACGGGTGCCAACACGATCGCCATGAGACTCAACGCTATTGCCACGCAAGCCGGAACGATAGCGCAAGGTATCTTTGCAGCAGCCGTGAACTCTGTTAAGATGGCATGGAACGGATTGAAGGTAGCAATGATGACTAACCCCATAGGATTGATTCTTACGGGTCTGACGGTTGCTATCTCTCTGTTCACATCCTTTGCAGATAGCGAGGATGATGCTACCGATGCTAATAAGAGGTTCGGAGATTCCATGACTAAAGCTTCATCTGATGTGGAGAGTCTTTATGCCGTGTTGGAAAGTTCTACGGCTTCATCCAAGGTCCACAAGGATGCAGTAAACGAGTTAAGCCAGAAAGCGCAAGAGTATGGTCTTACTCTCGATGATGAGAAGAATAAGACTGAACAACTCATTGAAAAGAAGCAAGAGTTAATCGGTCTTATCAAGGAAGAGTCTATCGAAAGACAAAAGGCTAATGATATTCAAACTGCCACAGATGAATATCAGAAGAAGATAGAAGATATTAAGAACGACCTTAAAGACAGTCTGTCTGATGATTTGAGCGATGTTCAGAAGAATCAGCTTGTCAACCTTATTTCGGACGAAGATATTAAGAACCTACGAGATAAGATGGAAGCTATGAACAAAGCTATGGAAGAGTCTGTTGCGAAAACGGGCTCTTGGAACTCGAGGTTCTCGACAGATCAGATTCAAGCATACAATGACGCTGTTGCTAAACTGACAAACAGAGTTGGTATATACTCTGAGAAGTTGGGGCTTAGTTCGTCTGAGACGACTAAGAACAAAAATGCTGTCAAAGACCAAACGACGGCTATGGCGGAAGCAAGCATTAAGATGCAACGTACAATCAATGCCACACAAGCAGCGGCTGATGCTGCCTACAACGCTGCCAGTGGTACCGACACCATGACTAACGCTGAGAGGACATCTGTCGTTCAGACCTCTTATCTCAGACAGAGCGTTGACGACCTCTATTCCTCCATTGCCACTTTGTTGAAGAATTACAAGAATAACAACATCAACTTCACGCTGACACTCGACACAACGCAAGTGCCTGCATGGATGAAGCAGCAGTTGGGTATAAACGGTAAGGGAGGTAAGCAAAAAGTAGCTCATGCTAATGCTTCTTTTTGGGCAGCACAACTCGATAGGATAAACAAGACCCATGCCAAAGGTATTTGGGTTAATGGAGGTAAGGGTACCAAGGCTAAGTGGTATTCTTCAGATACAGTAGCCACACGTGCGGCTCAGTACGCAGTGGCAGACTCTACCATTTCCAAAGATACCGCAGCAGCCAACGTCTCCACTCCTAAGACTAAGACGACCAAAACGAAGTCGGGTAAGTCGGGCAAGGATGATTCAGCACAAAGAGCAGAGTCTATCAAGGAGGAGAATGAGAATTGGAGTGAGGAGCAAAAGAAGCAAAAACATGAAGCCTACGTTGCCCAACGTGAGGCTGATATTGCTGATATTAAGGACAACGCTGAGAAAGAGCGTGCTGAGAGGGAGCTTCAATATGAGAAGGACCTTTACCAACTCGATGAGCAGAAAAGGGAGTTTCAGAAGCAGAACTATGAGCACAACAAGAAAATCTACGAGAATAGTGCCAAAGGAAATAAGAATAAGTATGGTGGCACCATTGAAGGTACGGCTCTCACAAAGGATCAGCAGACACAGATTGACGCACAAAGAGAAAAGATAGAAACAGATTGGAACACTTACCAAGCCGAGCAGCTTGCTCAGAATACAGATGTGCTCTATGATTACCTATCCAAATATGGCAGTGTGGAGGCTCAGAAATACGCCATCACCAAGCAGTACGATGAGAAGATAGCCAAGGAAGGTAACGAGTATAAGAAGAAAGAGCTCGAAAGGGAGAAGCAGCAAGCCTTGTCAAGTGCAGAGGCTAATGCTATGAAGGAGCAGATAAACTACTCCGCAGTGTTCAGTGATTTCGGTATCGTCTTCCGTTCGGAAATGGAAAAGGCTCTTGATCAGATGAAAGCCTACTCCAAGACTGACGATTTCAAGAAGATGAACGCCAAGGACCAAGCCGACTACTTGAAAATCATCAGCGACACCGAGAGTAAGTACAATGGTTATGGGTTCAGTCTCAGCTTCAAGAAGGTGGGTACTGCAATGGATAAGTATCGCCTTTCCCTCCAACACCAACAATCAGCACAGAAGGAGTTGGAGAGGACGCAGATTGCCGTTGCCAAGGCCCAAGAAGCCTATAACAAGGTTCTCATCAAAGGTACGGATGCTGAGAAGAAGAAAGCTAAGGCAGACCTTGATTCAGCCAAGCAACAAAGTGACGAGGCTCAGACGAATGTCAACAATGCCAATAACGAGGTTGCCACGGCTCAGACCAACGTCTCAGAGTCGGCTTCAAAGCTGAAAAACTCGCTTGAAAGTGTGAACAGTATCCTTTCGGCTATGTCTTCACACTCACTCAAATCGGTATGGGATGCACTCGGCGAGAAGACACAGAAGAAAGTATCTGACACCGTAGCCAAGGCTTTAGGCAAGGCTTTCCAAGGTAAGTCTGATTTGGTATCGCTGATTATCGGTGCTATCCTCAATCTCCTTGACACTATTAAGGAGCAAGGTATTGGCGGTATCGTAGGAGGTTTTGTTGAATCTGTACTTGACGCAGTAGCCGGATTAATAAAGAACATCCTCAGTGGTAAGTTCATCAGTCAGATAGCAGGAGGTGTATTTTCGGGTATCAAGAATATCCTCAATAGCGTTGTTGGAGGATTAGGACATCTGTTCTCGGGTGGTGCTTTGAAAGCGGATGTGGGCAGTTGGTTCACAAACTCCAACGCAAAGGAAGTGGCTAAGACCACGGAGGACCTTACCACATCAAACAACGCTCTTAATAAGTCGATAGAGTCTTTGAAGGATTCCATTGACAAGTCGGGTGGCGTTGCAGCAGTAAACGACTATCAGCAAGCCTACGAGGATCAGAAAGCGCTCAATCAGAATACGATGGAGATTCTGCAAGCGCAGATGGGTTATCATGGCTCCCACCATTCCAATGCCTACTATTGGAATAAGAGCATAGGTCAATCGGATTACGATGCGATAAACAAGACCCTTGCTCAATACGCTGCGCAGAACCCTACCGCTGAGACAACGAGAAATTCTGTCAACTCGCTTGCAGATATGTACGAACTCACGCCAGAGCAGATGAAAGCTATATCCGCACACAACGTGGATATTTGGCAGAAGATGCTCGATGCTGGTAAGTACGACAAGTCTGAGTATTGGGAGAATTACATCGAACTGGCCGGACAACTCGAGGAACTGACTGAGAAGATTAACGAGAACCTAACGCAGGTCAGCTTCGATAGCTTGAAAGAGAACTTCGTGTCCGACATTATGGACATGACTAAGACCGCAAGCGATTTCAGTCAAGATTTCACTCAGATGATAGCCAAGGCATGGACCAACGCTGCGGTCAATGATTTGATGAACGATGATCTGAAGAAGTTCTATACTCAGTGGGCTGATAAGATGAAGTCGGGTACCATGACGAAAGAGGATATTGATGCGCTAAAGAAGGAGTATGATTCCCTTGCTCAGCAAGCCCTCAATATCCGTGAGAACATGACCCAAGTAACGGGCTACACGGGTACAGACCAACAGAACGCCTCGGCTAATGGTATCAGTGAGATTTCCTACGACCAAGCTAACACCATAGTAGGGTTGGTTACGGCAGGTAACATTATCACTCAGCAGATAAGCGAGAACATGGTAGTGGCCGTTGCTTCAATGTCAGCTATCAGTATGTCGGTCACTTCTTCTAACTCTATTCTCTCAGAAATGAGGAATTTGCTGATTTATAGCAATCAGTATTTAGAGGATATTGCGAAGTATGCAAAGAACATCTTCACGCAGTTCTCTGATAAGTTGGATAAGCAGTATAAACTTCTTGAAAAGATAAGATA